TCGCATTCCATAGCGTTGGCTTTTTCCTGCGCTAGTCTCTGTGCGTCAGCCTGTGCAGCGGCGGTAAGTGCGGCCTTATCACCGTTACACTTACACCAAAACTTATCAAATATTTCTTGAATAAGGATGAAATTATTATATTTGCGACATGAAAACAAAGTCGTTTAAAATACTTGATCAATACTTTCTTCGGTTCTACAGGTCTATTATGTCTAAGAATGGAAAGAGGAGGAAGCATACGATCGTGGACAAGAATGATATTCTCGAATGTCAGTCGTTGATCTGGAAGGTCATACGTGATAAGTATCTTGATAATGAGGGTGGGGTTTATATAAACAACATTGGTTATTTATGTCATAAGATTAATCCCAACCGTAAGATATATCTGAATAAACTTACCGGGACTATAAACAGGCGTGGGACAGGTGGATATTCTTACGTCCATACGTGTATGGATTTTATGCCCAGGAATAAGTATTTTCATTTATATATCTCTCCAGCATTAAACAAGGAGTGTAGGATGGCTATGGAGTCTGGAAGGAGATATAAGTTCTTGTACCGGGAGGTTGAATCGGAAAGTAAGGTATTTGGAGTTAAATGGGTTTATAAACTGTAGAAGTTTTTGTGATCCAGTTAGCTCGTGAGGGTAGACTGGATTTTTTTTGTATCACGGATTCAAATACATATCTTTGTGCAAAAGACTTGAATATGACGATAAAGGGTTTATTGGCCGAGATCAAGGCCGATTTACATAAATACGATGATAGCGGGGCTATAGATACCTCATCTGTTTATAGGTGGGCTGAGATCGCATTAAAAAGGTTCGGCGGTGTTATAGCTGTCATGTCAGAGGCGGTTGTCAAGACCAGTAACAAGCAGGCGGTATTACCATCCGATTTCTTCGACATGCTTGACGCTTACAGGTGTGAGCCTCTTGTCTGTGAGATTCCGGGCGGCGATAAGGCTAAGGCTGACCTCCAACACGAGATCGGCTGGGTTGAGCGCACGGAGCGCGGGTTTCGTTGGAATTCCTGCACCGAGTGTTGCAAGGAGGAGTTTGAGAAGACGATCACGGAGAAGATTTATATTGGATCCCATGAGGTTCGTTTCCATTACCATCACCCAGTAAGGTTATCTATAGGTCGTGGATTGAGGCGTGATTGCGCTGCTGATAAGTATCGGGATAAATACGCTTGGGATAATTATGATATAACTATATCCGGCAATACTATGTATACCGGCTTTGACGGATTTATTTATATCGTATACAGAGCTACTCCTAAGGATGAGGATGGTCTACCATATATACCTGAGACGGATTTAGGTTATCTTGAGGATTATGTCGAGACGTATATCAAGATGAAGATCTTCGAGAACGCTGCCGTGAATGGCTTGATACAAGGCGCTGGTGAAGCTTATAAGCTATACGCCCAACAAGAGCCGGGTAAGTTCGCTAGGACTATGAAGGAGCTTAAGATGTCGATGATCACGTTAAATGATTATCGGGAACTGGCTGAGGATAATAGGAGAAGGATGCTGTCTCATGAGCGTATGTGGCCCAACGCTTTTGATAAGTATATTAAACTTATTTAACAAAATACGATGATATGGCTGATTGGATACATTTAGATAAGACAAGTGGTACCGGCCCTGCTGAGGTTAGGGTTACCGCTGATATCAATGAGACTGGAGAGATACGTCAGGCTACGTACAAGGTTATAAAAGAAGGCACCAAGGAGGAGAAGACGTTCGTGTGTAGGCAGGAGTCGGTTCCGGTGGTGATCATCCCTGAGTTCGATTTCCTTGTGCTTAGGTATATCTGGGATGACGAGGACGGCATTGACTTCGACACGGCAACCGGTTTCGACAACACTGGCCTCCCGGACGTGGACGGCAAGCTGGTTGGTTGGAGTAAACAAAACCAGACCACGCAGGAGCGGGTAGGCGATTATCTTATCCACGGTGGTGATAACATGGAATCAGGTAATGAGGCTGCCTTGATCCAGATGGGACCGTTGTTGGATGGCGATAATTACGATAAATTACCTCTTGAGATCAGGTGTAGTATATACGGTAACTGGTATGGTGGTCGTGAGAAAGGCAATGTCACTATCAGGTTCACGGCATATAAGGGCGGAACGATGGAAAAGCGTGGATATGATTTTGTCAATATAGGAGGCGAGGAGGTTTATACCGGTGACGCCCCTACTAACGTATCCGCTCACGGCGAGGATAATTGGCAAAATATAAAGACCTTGTATTCTAAGGTAGGTACGATGATCTATAACAAGGAGTCCCGTGACTGTATTGTAAGAATAGGTGAGTAGCTATTTCTTCATAATATAAATATCTGTTAACTCTCTTGTCCGTGAGGATAGGAGAGTTTTTTATTTTTTTAGTCCTTTACTTATGACATATTTGATCTTTTATTGCGCAGGAATAATCTAGCTTTGCCGAAAACTAGCGTTATGATTACATTAAGTGATGTTAACAATGAACTCCATGTCCGGTTATATATACTGGAGGTGCTTAAGGATTATATAAGAGATGATGATTTCGATGGTCTTGTAGATAAGGCGTTGGATTTTGTCATGGAAGGCGTTTCTATGCCTAAGGCTCCGGCCAAGGATACCACCATGAGTGACATATCAAAGAGCGTTTTGGCCTTGGTAGCGGGTGCTGGATTAGATGAGAGGTTAAGCAAAAGCTCTTTAGAGTTAGCTTACGATAGGTGTAAGATGAGGTACGTATTCGATCCTCGAAATCGGGATATACACGGTGTAGTCGTAGGTTATTCCAATGACTTTAATAGTCTGGTAGCTGTGTGTGATGAGGGATCGAAGAAAGGAGTGGATAAAGGATCTACTGATTTTGTGGATGTCAATGAGAGATACGTGACTAACGGTTTCTTTTACATATCTGTAGAGGATGCTGACAAGCAGTCAAGCTACATGGGTAAAAATTTGTAATTGTTTTGTTTTTTGTGCTTTACCACGAGCATCTAGTCTCCCTCCTGACTTGTGAAAGTTAGGAGGATTTTTTTACTTTTGTGCGATTTTGAATGTTTTGCATAATGGTATAGTTTTTATCAAGATCCTGCGTGTAAGTGATTATCCGCAGGATTTGTTATATTTGCGAAAAAGATAAGATCGTGCAAAATAACTCTAACATAGCGGTTCCCGACTCCGGGATGAACAGGGATAAGCATCCACAGGACCTATCCCCGTCTGAGTACAGTTTCGCCTTGAACGCTACCATAGAGGGTGACGATGGAAGCCGGCTTAAGATCCAGAACGAGCCTAGCACCCTTTTATGTAAGCGATTTGATGGCTATAAGGTTATTGGGTATAAGAATGATATAGCTGGTGATAACACTTATTTCTTTCTGGTGAATCCTGATAACAACACCTCTAAGATCACGTTCATGAGGTCATTGGATTATGTCAAGACCGTAGAGGATCAATTAGCGGGATCAGGGAAAGATATTCATCGTATCCTTGGCGAGAGGCTTGAGGAGTCGGATGGTCGTTTTGATGAGATATGTGATTTGATGGAGGTCCTGATAGAGGACGGGGTTGATGACCCTTGTCTTAATTTCTCCATTCATCATCCGATCTTCGATATAGAGATCAAGGACGAGAAATGCGGGAAGGTGATATACTGGACCGATGGATATAATCCCCAGAGATATGTTATGGTCGATAAGGCCCTTAACCCGGATGATGATGGTGACTTTTGGTATCATTACCATGGGTATAAGACATGTGGGGATGACAAGCCAATAGAGAGGTGTAGGCTGGCCTGCGAGAAGCTGCTGGTGTTCCCGCTGCTGACGGCCCCGTGCGTGGAGCCTGAGGTCGTGGAGTTCGGGGGAAGCCTGCGTGCCGGGACCTACCAGTTCTGCGTGGCGTTGTGCGATGAGTTCGGGATAGAGAAGACCGGATATTGCTCATTGACCAACCCTATCATGATATTCGATCGTCAGGATATAGTCATTCGTGATGGCTTATGGGGCAAATCAACCAACATGGGTATCCGGCTTACTGTATCCAATATAGATAAGCAGGTATCTCATTATAAGGTAGGTGTTATACAGAACACCGTTGGATATAATGGCGAGCAAAGCCCGGTTCTTGAGTATTTCATAGAAGGTATACATCCGATAACGGAAAGGACCATCTATTACCTTACGGATCAGTATAGCGAGCGTACGACCATGGAGAAGTTATCCAAGGAAATACCGGTATATAAGACAGCCAGAGGCATGACGTCTGTCGGGAATCGTCTTCTTCAATACGGCTTGACCGTGGAGAATGAATGGAATCTTCAACCGGTCGTTAACTTCTTGGGTCATTTCGTTAAATGGCAGACATCTATAGCCACGGAGAATTTGTATAAAGACGGTGTGGCTTGCTCTAAATACGCCTCTTTCATGCGTGACGAGGTATATCCGTTGGGTATAAGATTCTTTACCAATACGGGATACAGGACAGCTAGATTCCCGCTTATCCCTCGTCCGGCCACAAGGGAGGAGATGGAGGTTATCGTTGATGAGGACGGTAACTCTGACGACCTGTCGGCTGCGTCGGTGCTGGAGAACAACCCGCAGTGCGCCGGGAACAGCCGCCGTCATCTTTGGCAGTTTAAGAATACGGCAAAGATCATAAACGACCCGTCTTGGGGATTTGATGGTTTTGGAGGAGAATGCAAGAATCAGCTAGATGTCAAGCAACTCAGATATGTAGAGCAGGAATATGCCACGGTAGGAGAGACCCAATTCGTTATCAACACAATGGGGGAAGATGTTACGGTAGATGATGCTATTGATTATATTGCTGACAATATAGAGAATCTGTGTGATCTTATAGAATCCAATGTAGGCATTACTGACGAGTTATGTGCGGCTATATCGTTACCTGAGGATCAAGATGGTATAAAGGCTCCCGATTTCCCTAGTGGATGTGACGATATCGAGAGGATAGAGACCAGGACTATATTGGATAAAAACTCTTTGGTGGATTCTAGGATTGATTTTACATATAAGTTAGCTAGTGATTATACGGAGACAGAGCCTACTACATTAATACAAAGTAATGCTGAGTCTCAAAGGAAGTTTTCTGTATTGTGTGATTTTGATAATTACTCTAGTGGAGGCAAGAATATCATAGATCTGGTTCAAGAATGGCTGGATGGTCAGGATGAGGACAAATTCCCGTCTGATATAGATTCTTCCGCCTTGGTCTTGTGTCAGGATATGTCTAATGTCCGGCAGTTATATGATGAGGGTATATGTACTAATGGGTGTTCGGTAGGTGATCCTTACGTGAATCCTACTATTAATGATGTTCAACTACCCACGTTCCAAGGAGGTAGGTCATTGGGTAAATGTACGTTCTTATTCCAAGGCGATGGGTGGGAAGGCAAGAAGCATACCGAGACTATGCTTGATATATTGATGGATTCAATGAAAAAGTACTTCCCTCAATATGAGAGTCAGTTTGGTATTGAGAACGCCATGTGTCTTTTTGGTGATGGTGATAACTCTAAGTTCAATACCGGCATATCTACTGATTGGGAAGATCGTGTGTCTGTGCAGAATGATATTGACGCCAAGACCAATTGGTTCGGTAGAAGCAACTTGACTTATTTCAAGTTCTATCCACATGTATCCTCATACGCCAGATGGGTGGAGTTGGATTACGAAAAATACGTAAGCGGTTTATCCGATCCTGATAACGGTATTATGTATATAGAGATGATGGGTAACTATAATTATCCGATCGGTGACTCATCATCATACAACAAGGTTCGTATAACATTTTTCTCGGATAAGGAAGGTACCGTGGCTCCTAATCCTTTGGCTAATGATGCCAAGAAAGGTGTTATAGTGAATTACGTGGATCATAAGATATTTATGATGCCAAAGTACTTGTTCTGGAATGATGACAAGACTACTTTCCATAAGATATATGTTTGTATTGAGCCAGCGGTATGCGTGTTCTTCACCGGTTTCGCCATGAGGCAGGACATGAAGGAACTTGCAGGATTCTATACGGCTGGCACCGCCATTTTCCCTGCCCCGTTCTGTTTTGGCATTCGGCCACTGGAGGTGAAATACGTATTCTTCTTTACGAAAGAACTGAAATTAAGGAGATTTGTCACATATGAGGCGAAATGCATCTCATGTGGAGATAAACCCGCTGATTGTGCTCCTAGACCTTATCAGTGTGGTGATTTTGGTTATTGGGAATCTATCAATAAGTATCCGGCTAATTTTGAGTTGTATGATTCAAGTAAGATCGGGATATCGTCGGGAGGATCGAAGAGGAAGGATATAATAGATTCTTTGACGAAATACTATGGGTCTCCTAAATCCGTTGAGGGTAAGTCTTACTTCACTGGTAATGGGGATAACGCTGAGTACCCCAATACGTCAACCACATTTTGTCAGAAACCTATACGTCATTACAAGTTCCCGGATAACTCTGTCGCTCCTTTTATGGGTAATCCGTCTCAACTGACCGGTCAATATGGAGTTGACTCCTATATTTATCCTATGGGGGTGATGCTTGATGACGATATCGTTAATGAGTTTCTGGATATAGCGGTAGAGAATGGCCTTATAGATAAGGATAGAAGGGATTCCATAATAGGATATGAGTTGTATAGGGGCGATAGGACATTGGATAAGAGCGTTATCGGTACCGGTCTGGCTTATGATATGTTTAAGTACGATGATCCCGACGGATCGGCTAACCTTTATCCTAATTATCCTTACAATGATTTGTCTGATGATATGTATATCTATAAGGATATTAATCGTGAGAATTTTATAACGCATCCGTTTAACAGGAAGGGTAATATCTGGTATTCATTCTTAAGCCCTGATATTGCCTTCAACAAGCCTGATGCTCCCACTGAGTGCCTTGTTGATGGTTATCAATTAGGTAAATCCTCCGGTATATTCAGGGAGGTGGAGGATCACCCTAAATGGACGATATTAGGAAGTAAGGCTTATAGTATGGCAACGTCATTGGCTACGGTGGAGGCTATGGCTAATTTAATATCCGCTATAGCTGAATATACATATCAATCGGCGTCCCAACAATATGTCGGTGGAGGCGTGTTTTTTTTAGCCAACCCTGTCGGCATAGCGCTGACGGCTATCCGTCTGGCTACAGGTATCGCCAAGGCTACCTCCCAGTCTGTCGTGGATATAGGGAAGTACAGGTATCAGTGGTTAACGGCCTTGATAGATAGGGGACCTAGATGGAATTACGCTTATTATTATACTTCTGTCGCTCATTATAATCTATTTTACCAAAAAACAGGGGCATCAGAGTTGCGTGGATTATCTACGGCTAAGTATATTAAAAGCGGATTGTATCCGGTAACGGATATCTCATCACAAGGGAAAGTAGTAGGCGGTAAGCCTATAGTTGTAAATAATCTCGATCGTGAGCATTCGTTGTTCATGTCATTTGGTATGGATAAGTATATGCTTGAATATCCGGAGTTGGTTTCGAGTTATGATACCAGCCGTATTCAGGATGAGTGTAATATTCGTAACGATGAGGTGGCTGGTATGACGCCTCATTTTATGACACGTGAATCTTTCGTATCCTGCCCCTATATGAGGATAAAGAAATATTCTCCAGCTCAATACGGACAGATAGAGGATATCAGGTGGGTGTCGTTAGGCGGGTGCGGGTTGATGGATGAGGATAAGCGTAAACCTGTTTTTGGAGGTGATGTGTTTATATCCAGATTCTCGCTTAAAAGAAAAATGCCTATGTTTTACTTGACCCAGTTTGGTCAGGGAGATATGATACCATTCCCTTACTACGACTATAGGAATATCGGGTATCCACGTTATTTTGTTAATTATGATACCGGAGAGGATTATCTTAATAAGACTGACACAGATACTGGATCGCTATATTCGTTCCCTAGCCGTAAGAGTGCTTATGAGATGGCTTGCAAGACCGGGGATATGTATCTTAGTGGTCGTTTCTTTCTGTATTTTTACGGCATACCTCAGTTTTTAGTGGAGTCTGAGATTAATTGTAATTTCCGTATAGCTGGACCTGAGCCTTATGAGGGTTTCTATCCAGAAGTAGGGGATTATATATCATGGACCCAAGAGCGTAATGTCCCTATATCAAGGGATAATGTGTTTAAGATGAGTCCTGTGTACAAGAATCGTTTTACGCTAGGCGGAAGGTCATTACCAGAGACGTATGATAGCAATTTTTGGGACTGCGCCTACCAAAGACCCAACGGCGTCATATGGAGCACCGCCGACGTTTCGGAGAACGGCATGACCGACCCTTGGCTGTCGTACAAGCCTATGGATTACCATGAGTTCAAGACCTCATTTGGGAAACTCATAAGCATGAAGGGGATAGAGTCGGATCAGATATTAGCCCGCTTCGAGAATCAGGTAGGGTTGTACAACGCCATAGACGTGTTGGCGGAGAGAATATCCCCGGAGAATAGCGAACTAGGGACAGGTGGTCTTTTCGCCTCTCGTGGTATCGAGTATAATAATACGACGTTAGGATATTCCGGGACCCAGAGCCGGGATATGATCAGTTGTGAATTTGGGCATTTTTGGGTCGATTTAAGGCGTGGTCAGGTATTCAAGGTAGATTCTAATGGCAGGAATCTTACGGAGGTCACACCGGGGCTTAGAAACTGGTTTAAGGAGCATCTTCAGATGAAGATCATCCGTAGCCGGATATATAACGCCGATACGGATGCTGAGCTGTCTTATTATGATATCGATAACAAGTTCTTTGGTATAGGTCTGTCTATGGGTTGGGATAATCGTTTCAAGAGGGTATTGATAACCAAGAGGGATTACATGCCGGTAGGGAATCCAAGCGAGTACCAATTCAGGGGAGGCCGGTTCTACAGGAACGGGCGGGCGGTGGAGCTACAGGACGCCAGCCATTTCACGGACGTCTCTTTTACCGTTGGATATAATTGTTTGAAGGGTGAGTGGAAATCATATTTATCGTACACCCCGGATTATTATATCGAGCATCAACATTATTTCCAGTCCGGTAAGAATTACTCTAACGATAGTCGGGAAGTGGGATTGTGGTCTCATGGCTTAACCAATCAATCGTATCAGGTATTTTATGGTAAGCTATATCCGTTTGTTGTAGAAGTCCCGGTACGTGAGCAGTATGTGAATAAGATCCTCACGAACTACCAATATAGGATGGATGCCAGAAGGTATCAGGATGAGGTTAATTATCAGGTTAGAAGAACAACTGGATTTAATAAGGCATGGTTCTATAACGATACCAACAACAGTGGAGAGCTTAGGATGACCATCGCCGATAAGAACGACATGAGCCAGCGCCTAAGATATCCTATAACTAACGACGATAGCCGTGATATACTGGTGACGGAAGTGGACCAGAAGATCAATATCAACGACTACTTCAACGAGGTTAAAGACGATACTAATAACCTACCGGTATGGGTTAAGGACGTGAACGATATTGGCCGGGAGATCGACCCCAGGGCTGTCGATTATCACCGGAGGTGGCGTGATCGTCTTCGTGGCGATTGGTTCTTGGCAAGGTTCGTGAATGACATTGAGAGCCGGTTCAAGATGATAGTAAGATGGTTTAGCAATGAGGAGAAAGTTTATTGATTTAGGTGATTATATACAACTTTACACCACAAATGTACCGAATTATTTTTATGTATAAATAATAATCTATATATATGTCATGAGATTAGTCGAACAACATATAATCAAGCGAAGCTCGGTATATTACAATGAGCTTCAAGACCTGTTGCATAAGTGTAAAAACTTATACAACAAAGGGTTATATGTCGTTCGTCAATATTATTTCCAGTATAATGATGATAATACCGTTAAATATAAATACCTCAACTACTATTCTCTTGAAAAGAAGCTAAGAACAGAAAACGATGTAGACTATCGTGCTTTACCATCATCTGTAGCCCAACAGGTATTGATGATGGTCGACCAGAATTTCAAATCCTTCTTCAATCTTCTTAACAAGAAGGGTAGAGGTGAGTATTCTGAGAAAGTAAGAATACCTAAGTATCTTGATAAAGATGGGATGTTTATGGCTGTTTTCCCGACAACAGCCTTTTCTCAGAAATGGATAAAACAAGGTATTATTAAGTTACCAAAACAATTCTCTTTTACCATAAGGACTAATAAACAAAATGTCCAACAACTTAGGTTTATCCCTAAGAATGGATATATTATGTTTGAGATTGTGTATAATAAGAAAGAGAAAGGTCTTATGTATGATAACGGAAATTATCTTGGTATTGATCTTGGACTTAACAATTTAGCGTCTTGTGTATCAAATACCGGTTCTTGCTTTATCATCAACGGTAAGCCTCTAAAATCTATCAACCAGTATTATAATAAAAGATTAGCATATTTAAAATCTAAATTAAAAGGTAATAAACAAGTATCAAGACAAATAAGATCGTTAACCAACAAAAGGAATAACAAGATCAAGGATTATCTGCATAAAGCTAGTAGGGTATTGATTAATCATGTAGTCTCCAATGGCATTAATACGATCGTAATCGGTCACAACAAATGCTGGAAACAAGAGATCAATATCGGAAAGCGAAACAACCAGAACTTTGTATCTATCCCTTTTAATATGTTTATCTCAATGATATCATATAAAGCTACACTTGAGGGTATTAATGTTAAGATCGTTGAGGAATCCTATACCTCAAAATGTAGTTTCTTGGATAACGAGCAGATTTGTAAGCATGATAAATATGCCGGAAGACGTGTCAAACGAGGATTGTTCAAAACATCTTCCGGTAGTATTATTAACGCCGATATCAATGGTGCTTTTAACATCATCAGAAAATCGGCAAAAGAAGCCTTCGATGTAAGTACCTTACCAGAAGGTAGAGGGTTTTGGTGGAACCCGGTACGGATTTCTGTATAGATATATACCATTTTACGATTTTAGTGTAAAAAGGCATATAATCACCTTGATTTATTAACATATAGGGGAGGGTGTTTATCATTCCCCTTTTATACTTTCAAATGATATCAGTTATGGTTTGATTTCCGTTGAAACTGGTTGATTTTTATCACAATGAATATTGTGATTGACAATTTGTTTTATTTAATATTGAAATACAATAAATTTTAATAATTTGTTTATATGGAAGATTTTCAAGGTAAGTATGATGGTAATCAAATAGACAGCAGGCTTGATAAGGTCAAGGATATGGTTGGTGCCACGGCGTCCGGGGCTGGCGCTGCGGGATTGGTGCCGGCTCCCGCCGCGGAGAAGCGTACAGCCTTTCTTCGTGGTGACGGCACATGGCAGGATATAGATGTTCATGAGCCGGGCTTCTTGGGCGATAATCTCGATAGCGAGGATGATTTTAGAACTATATTATTTAATTTGGGCTTTGATAAGGAATTTACCCTTACCAAAGCGAAATATGATATAATAGCTTCTAAATGTGAGGTTGATATACCAATTCAATATCTTTTATCCGGAGCATCATCGACGTATGGGGTTGGGGACTTGATATTAATTAAGGATTCATCCGGGAATATTCAAGCCATGTTGCGCTCTGGATGCAATACGGGAGCTGGGGTCATTGTATCTTATCATGTAATGATCAATATATCCAGCGACCTTACCCATACGTCCATTGTCACCAGTCATACCGTACAATCGGTATCTAACCAAACTAAGGACATATCCTTAACGATTGGTGGTGACCCAGTCGGAGATAACAGGGGCATCAACTTCTCTACGGCCGGTACAGGGACCAAGGCTTTGATGGATAATGGGAAATATAAGGAGGTGCAAGCTAGGGGTGATATTGAGAACGCGTTTTTAGATACTGTTTTTCATCTAGCGTCCAATCAACCTTCTACTTTAACCCAAGATCAGTATAATACTATAAAATCGTTGTTTGGTAGTAACCCTACGTCTAATATCAGGATGATAAAACCTAGCGATTCTTTTGTGGAATTGGTAGGTGAATTTCTTATCAATGATTTGATGGTTTTTAATGATCAAAGGAATGATTGTATCACTATTTACATCAGCGGTTCAAATACCATTCTTGGTATGGGACTTATGGATATATCTATTTCTGTTTATCCTAATCTAAGTGTCGGATATATTCATTCTAATTCAAATGTTGCTGCATCAAATGATTCCGAGATAGTTCTTGTAAATTCTTTGAAAAATACTGAAGATGATATAGATTTTGATAATCAACTTCATCTTAAGATGAAAGGTAAGGGTGATAAGGCCTTGATGGATGATGGGACTTATAAGGAGATAGGTTCTTCTGGAGTGGATATCTCAAGTTATATTTTAGAAGGAATTGATTTTAAGAAAAATACTACCAAGGAAGGTTTCGATAAGATAAAAAGCTGTATTATTAATAAACAGCATATGTATGTGTATTATAAAGTCGAAATGGGTGGCGATGTAGCCGCTTTTACAAGTGATGTTATAACTAATTTTTTGTATGGTAATATATCCTTGGTTATGGTTGATTTTTCGAATATTGAGTTGAAACAAGTAGTAATAAATTCGAGTGATTATAATATAACCGTAACAAAAATTTAATGTTATGATTCAAAAAAGGAAGGTTACCAAGAACTCAGGCAAGTGCCCTAAATCGGGGTGCATCAAGAAAGTAGGAAGTGATTGGAGGGTGGTTAGTAACAAAACTGGAAAGTTATGGCCGGCGAAGTATAAGTCGAGGGATTTGGCCAAGAAAGCTCTGGCGGCTTATCATATGCATTGAGGGTGTAGGAGGGTAGGTGATATGAATCATGTACCCGCCTATTGTTTTATCCTGCATCCGATTATGTATATCTTTGTAGAAAACGTGATTTATGGCTAAGAAAGATAAGAAAGAGGAAATCCCTTCATGGATAAAGGATTTGTATAAGGAAGATCTTGATCGTGTTGTAAGAGGTGAGCGTCCCATGTATTTTAGGGGTATGAATGATGATCCTTTAAAGAACGTATCCCCGGAGTTTGATATCCTTAGTGGAGGAGCTGCTGTTAAGGGTATGAATGGGATAAGAGGTGCGTTGTCTCCGTTGAATAATGGCATGGGTAATTATAATTTCAGCATTAGGGGTATAAATAAGAAGATAGGCGAGCTGGTTGATGAGGCGGGATTGTATTTGCCTGAGAAATTAAGACCTATATATCAGACTGTGGTGGACGCTATGTCGAGATCCAAAGATAAGGGATTGGGTTATATCACGCAGCCGTTGGCCAACGCCCTGTACCCTGCGGACGAGCGACGGAACCGGCGTCTAGACGGGGAGCATCCCGTTGGTTATGTGGATGCCATAGACGGCATATGGCCTAGGGAGAAATATGGGTTATGGGGAGAGAAAATTGAGCGGAAAGCCGAAGGAGGTCCTACTGGTAATGATCCTATGTATGTAAGACAAGATGTATCTGATAGAGCTTTGTATTTAAAAGACATCATAGGTAACGCCGTAAGAAGGAGGTTGTATAAGAATGTAACGCCTGATGTGGTAGCCTCAAATGCCAGTCTTCCCGATAAGGTTAAGGAATTTATATACGGAAGAAATGGCAAAGCTAATGTTGATGAATATAGCGAACAGCTATGGGGTAGATTCTTATCCCAGCCTAATAGTCTTGATGGAAATAGCAAGGAGATAAGGATTCCTGATAATGTCATTACTGATATTGAGAAGATGTTCAATCGTGACACTAAGGATGAGATAAAGAGGTTAGATAAAAAGATTCGTGATACGGAGCAAGAAATATATGGCTCTGATAAGCCGGCTACAGATGATGCTTATGGTAGGCTGAAGCTTTTGAAAAAGTCTAGAGAATGGGTAGATATATTTGAGAAGAATCGTAATTCGGTAAGATCCGGAAAGCCTACGGTTTTTTCTGAGTATGATTTTTACCCCGAAGCTGCTGGTGATCTTACCCCGTTATCAGGGTTTGGTAATTTTACTATTTATAGACGTCCGGATGGAAGGTTAGGTGTTTACGATGTATATGATTTTTATAGTAATGATCAAGAGTTCCCGGTCAATATAGTCACTAAGACATTAGACGCTATAGGTGATAAGTTTGAGGAGAGAGGATCGTTTAAGGACTATAGCCCTATCCAAGAGAGTGGAAGGGATGCTCTTATCCGTAATGCTATCATGTCCAAGAATAAGTTAGAGAAGAAATATGATGGTGGGTATATAGCTTCAAAGGATAATACGAGTGTAGGAGGCTCCGGAATAAATATGAATACAATGTATGACACAAAGCCTTATCAAGATCCTTTAACGCCTGTTATAAGTGGATTTGTCCCAGGGCTGGATGTAGCTTCCGATGTATCAGACATGGCTACCGCTATAGAGGATAAGGATAAGATAGGGCTGATATTGGCTTCTTTGGGTTTTCTTCCTGTTGTTGGAGGGGCGGCCTCGTATGCAAGCAAGGCAAGGAAGCTTGATGGGAGGGTAAAGGCTATACGTATATCGGAGCCTCCCGAAAAACCTGTATATTATCATAACAAATTATCTGATGGTGTTACGCATGGTGATGTGGTTGATGCGGATAAAAATGACTTTAAATTGACATCTAACTTATTTTTCGAAAGAGGCTTTTATCCTAGGTTTGAGAGGATGATGGATGAGTTGGGTAAAAATGTTAGGCGTCCTTATAAAAGCGGGATGTTGCTTGAAGAGGATAAAGATTTTATCAAAAAAATGAAGGGGAAGGACGGGAGTGTAGTTATTCCTGAAAAGAATACCCCTTTAAGGTTTGAGTTGGATAGAATGTTATCTGATTATGGTATAGAGGATCAGGAAGCGGCGTGGAATAGGTGGATAAATTATGCTAATTCAAAGAAATCTTATGATAATAGGGAATCTATACTTGATGGGGTTAAGAATATGATAAAGAAACCTGATACATATGATTTTGATTTTGTTGATGGTTTAAGCATGAACGGCCATGTTATTAGTGGTGTTCACATGAAAGATGGCGACAAGATGTTGATAGATGCCAATCTTCCTTACAACCAGAAATTAACTACTATGATTCATGAGACTAGGCATAGGATAGGACAGTATATAGATAATACTTTTGGAAAGACATTTAGACATGGATTGACAAAACCTGCTGATAAGACTATAGATTCGATCTATAAGACATTGAATTATGATGATTTTATGGATAATGCTAATCATATATGGGAAAAGTCGGCCACTAATACGGAGTTGCAATTCTTGATGGAGAAACTTAGAGGTTATGAATCTACAATGGATGACATAGAGAAAGTCTATGGAGATGATAAAATGAGAGATATAATCAAGAATATTTCTGATGATGACATAAAGAGTCTTTTAGGGGAGATAAATAGTGATTATTCAGGTGAGTATATAAATGCCTTAAACAAGGGTGAGATGAGCTATGATGATGTAAGAAAAGCTTTGATGTACCCTATCATATCAGGTCTTATGTATAAAAGTTATGATGCGATATCATCTGGTGATGAGGATAAGAATAAAATGAATAAGGGGGGTTCAGTAAACACAGGTAGAGCTTATGGGGATGGGAAATATGTTGTTGACCCTCGTAGATCAGAGGATAGTAAGATGGCTGTATATGATGAGATATGGGACTATCTGACAGAAAAGAAGGGGATACCACAAACGCAAGCTATCGGCATCCTGTCGAACATCGCCGCCGAGTCCGGAGGGGACACCGAAGCCCTAGGAGCCGCTGGTGACTTTGGTATCCAGCAATGGCTTGGACCGAGGAAGAAAGAGCTACAGCGTAGGTATGGTAAAAAACCGACATTGACCCAACAACTGGATTATCTTGTGGATGAGTATCAAGGTCGTGTACCGGGGCTAGGCTGGAACTACATGAACCAAGGCAAGTTCTTTGATAAGGACGCTCAAGGCAATATATATAATTACTATATGTATTCGAAGGCTGATTTTGATAACGCCACGAATTATAAGGACGCTACCGTGGCATGGAATCAAGGATACGGAAGACCCCTTGGATCGACATTAAGAAACGAGAAGCGGTTTGAGTTCGCCGATATGTTCTCCAACAGATACGGTGTCCCGGAGAACGAGCCAATGAGATACGAGTTCGGGCAGCGGGATTCTGGTACGGGAGACGGAGGCCAGCAGCCCGTGCCTGAGACGGTAGCCCCCGCCGCTCCTTCTTTGGCTTCCCATCCTGCCATGGATAGCTGGTGGGAGAAGGAAGGTCAAGACCTGTTATATAAGATGCTAGCTCAATCCGGCGCTAACAAGAAAGCTATAGAGGACATCGCTAATAATATTAAGAATGATCCTCAATCAGAGGCGCAGATAGCGGAGGCCGAGCGTATGCGTAAGGAACAGGCGAAAAGGCAGTTGGTGCTTAATATGATACCGGGGTTGATGCTGAATATAAAAGGAATGTCGTCAATAAAATCCGAAGGAGGTCCTATTGGGGATGATAAATGGTTTTATGATAAGGATCAACGAAAACGCATCGTGGACAAGCAAGAGGCGATAAGAGCATTAAGCAAGGAAAGGCATAAGATTCTAAATGCGTCAAGATCTGCTTTTCAACAGGGTCTTATAGATGAGGATCAGTTCAGGAGGATGAATAATCTTCCTATATTTAAATTGAGTGATAATATAAGAGGAGGCGGAAACAAGGATGTTGATCTCTTGAATAGTCTTTTTGATACAGCCATGTACGACACGTTTGGAGAATCTGTTAAAAAGGGGTCAGAAGAGGGTGAGATAAAAAGGAAGGAGAGGTTTTATCCCTATAAGCTTATGGCTGATACTTTATTTACAATAGGTGATATAGCCACAGCATCTCCTGGATTCTTGAGGTTAATAGAGAGATCAGGCGCTAGATTGTATCCGTTATTGAATAATATAGCCCATAGTAATTCTGTCCAAAAAATATCTGGTGTATCAGGAATAGGTGTTGATTCTTCTCAGATGGCACTAAGCCCGGATGATGATAATTTTTGGAATATACTAGGGGTGGCGGGTGCGGCCGCTGAATTGATAGGTGGTATGGATATATTAAGAAATACGAACGTGATGGGTAGGATCGGAAATAGATTGGATGATATTCTTGATATAGCTAATCCTGTCGTGACTTTAGGAGGGTTAGCTAATGATATATTGGACTAATTCGTTATATTTGTCTGTTTTTAAAAATATTTTAGTATGAAAAGGTTGTTGTTTTTATTTACTATGTTATTGACGCCATTCGCTTTGATGGTGCAAGAGGTAATCCCATCAGAAGGGCCTATTACTATTGATCTGACTACCTTTACCGGCATCATGGCTTTCGTCACGATGTCAGCCACTCAGCTAGCTAAGGTGGTTCCGTATATCGACACCCATAAGTGGGCTAAGATCCTATCGGCTGTAGTTATCGGCATGCTGGTATGTATCCTGGCTTGGGTTCTTCAGGTATCCCCGTTGTTAGTAGGGAGTGAATGGTGGGAATCTCTGTTGTATGGGGTGGCTGTCGGGCTTAGCGCTGCTGGCTTCTATGACTTGGTGAAAACGATAGGTTCGTTATTTGTAAAAAGGATTTAAAAGAAATAGGTTGATATAATGCGATAGCTATATGGTTTATTGTAGGTAATATAATCAGCTATCGCATTTTATTTTTTATTGTTTGTATTTTTTAAATCCGTATTTTTTAGCTATACTATTTATTATACCTTCATCTATATTAAACCATTCTCTATCTTCTTTAAATCCTAATAAAAGTTTATGCATATACGACTCGATGTCGTCATCTATTGTGTATATCATTTCTATATTTATATTTGATACCCTAAGAGCTGATAGTCTTTTTTTTATATTAATAGCTCTACCTATTTTACAAAGACCTGATATTCTATCTATTGCTATATACGTTTTATATCTATTATTTGAAATGCTTCTATAATTTTTTGATATACTGTTTAGTATTTCATCTATAATCTTTGTCGAGGATATTGAGTTTATTGCATAAGATATTAGATGTGCCTTTATTTTATCATCTATATTCATTGCGATTGATATAAATACTCTGTAATCGACAAACCATTTTTGTCCAGGCCCTTTACCTTTTCGGTATGCTAATCCAACATTTTTTAAATCAGATATTGTCTTTATGCTTTTTTCTGGCATATCTATTTGTCTTAATATATTATTGATTACGTTTTGTGTTATACTTGATGTTATGTAATGATCAGTTCTAATTTTTGGATTATTCTTTGATTCTCTATACGAGTTTATTATATATACAAAGTCTGTTATGCAAATAAAATTGTCTTCTTTGTTGAACTCAATACTATTTTCTGATATTTCTCTATTCATTGTTTTGTAATGTTTGTTTTTATGCGAATATATAAAATAGTATGCATTACAACAATATTTATAGGTGTTTTTATGCATCTTTAAAAGATTGATTTAAAACAAAGACTCATCGTTGTGAAATGGTGGGTCTTTATTTTTTTTCAACTATCTTTGTGTCAGAACGAAATTAATTTGATATGGGCAAATATGTAATCAAGAGAAAGATACCTAAATATCAAGAAGCCGGGGAAGTTGGGTCGTATATGCTTGGTAATATGGATGGCATACAGGGGCTAGGCATGGAGCCTTTGGTAAATACCAACAAGGGATTACCTGCGCAAGCCAGTCCGTTAGGGATATATTCTATGGATACGCCTGACCGGTTGATGGATAAATATGATACCGCTTTTGAGAAGAAGGATATGAATGATATGTTCCCGGCTAGCTTCAAAGGTAGTTTGCAACGGATAGCTGAAAATTATCAAGACAATGCTATTACATTTAATAATGTGACCGTTAATGATGTTGATAAGTCTAAGACCGGTTCAGGCGAGACGGATGTTTTTGATTTTACCACCATCCCCTACTATGGCGCTGATGATATAGGGTCTAGATTCACTCAGATGGGTCGTGGTATAGGGCGTATGAGAAGCGAGGGATACGGTGATTTATCCACCGGGGTTAAGACAGCTAATGTTGTGGGTACTGTAATGTCAGGCATCGGCGGTGTCTTAGGGTTGGCAAGGAACGTATTCTCAGGGATGGCGTCAGAGCAAGGCACTCGTACTAATATCAGGTTAGCTCAAGAGCGAGAGGCTAGGCAGAGACGGCAATCTCAGATGCGGTATAAGGATGGAGGTGGTGTTTATCTAGGGCCTAATAATAGATTCGATAGCGGTAGCCTTACCGGTGAGTATCTATATCCGTTACCTAAGTCGATGGAAGATCAAGCCAACGTAGAGGTCGAGAAGGGCGAGTACGTGGAGCAGCCCGGAGAGGCGCCAATGGAGGCTATGGGGCAGAAGCACGTCGATGGGGGAACCCCCGTTTCCTTGGAGGAAGGTACGGAGGTTATTACCGATGATACCACCATAGAGTCGGATTTCGCTAAATACATTAGAGATACGTATGGTATTAAGGCTACGCCGAAGGATACGTATGCCACATTAATGGATAGGTATAAGGCTAAGATAGGTCTTAAATCAGCTTATGATGATCAGAAGAAGGCTTTGGATAAGTTGAAGAAGAACGATAAGATAGATGACGAGAATACGAGGCGCTTAAACGCTTCCGTATTATCCAAGGCTATAAATGACAGTAACGAAACGGTTAATGGCTTAGAAGGAAGATTTACGGACTTCGCTAACGTCATATACAAGGAGCAGGAAGACCGGAAGATGAAGAAGGATGAGGATACTTATTTTGCCAAGGGAGGCGAGATAGATAATATCATATCCAGATCCATGAAAGAATATGGCCTTACAGAAGATGATGTAGCCGAGGCTAAGAAAGAGCTGCTTAAGAAAGTAGCTGGTATTCGTCAGAAGATGGAGAAAGGTGGTAGCTCTTTATTCGATTATCTCCTTACTTTCCGTCCTGTTGAAAACAAGTATAATAATAAGGATAATACGTTTGGGTATCAACGTCAAGGTCAGGACGGTTCTTATGGCGGCATTAATGCTGATGAGAGACTGGAATATTATAAGACATTCATGCCTTTGGCTTATGATGCTTATATGAGCGCTCCGAAGGCTACTGCTGCCAAGGCTCTTCAGGATGCTATATACAACACTACTGGTGGGTGGATGGGCTTGGCTACGGCGGAAAACCCGATCATCGCCAACGCAGAGGCACTTAGGGATTACACGACGCTCGTTTCTTTTGGCGGTGAGGATAGTCAAGGTAATTACCCGGAAGACAAGAAGGCCGCATATCATGATAGAATGAGAGATAATAAGTTTGGTCAATATTCGTCATCTCGTCCTATGATTGGTTTGGATGTAGTTACAGAGGATCAACATAAAGCTCTTAATGACGCTGGTATCACTCATTTCAGTCAACTGTTTTCTGACAAGAATAAAGATATTGTTAATAAGATCCTTGGGGAGGATATGCTTAAGATGCAGGCGTTAAGATCCATGAAAGGCATGGAAGGTCTTGATTTTATACTTGACCCGCATAAGGTGGCTCCCGGTCCTATGGATATAGGTGATGTGGAGGATCCTGATGTTAAGCTGGATATGCCTGAGCTGATTGATCCTAATACACTTCCTAAAACCAACACAAATGCCGGTAAGTCGAACGGCGGCAATGGAGGCAGGAATATAGTAGGTGGTGGTCTTGACTTTCCTGAGGTGTTCAGGATGACTCCGGGAGCCGTGACAACGGAAGGTCTGGAAAGACATTACGCTCCTACCGTGGACCCGGTGTTGAGATCGGCTGATCAGTATATGGTTGAGGCTAATCGTGCTTTCCAATCACAATTGGATCAGATGGGTAATGTCCCGGATTCCCAGAGAGGGGCTTTATCTTCCAATTTACAGGCTATCATGAGTTCCAATATAGGTAAGTATATAAATGAGGTAGAACAAGGGAATGTGGCTCAAAGGACTTGGGCTGATAATGTCAATTCTCAATCATGGGCGAATACTTACGACAAGAACATAGCCCAACGTCAAGCTTATCAACAACGGATATTGCAGGGATTGGCTATAAATGACGAGAACTGGGCTAGGTATTTCGATAGCGTCAATGATGAGATTCAGCAGAAGTGGAACACGGCTACGACCATGAATACATTAAGATCTATATTTGGGGATGTTAAGATTGGTCCCAATGGCCAGTTGATCGCAGACCCTCAAGGAGATATATTAAGTTACAGGAGATTATATCCTGCTCAGGAAGTAACTAAAGGCAAAAAGGGATAAATAATGGCTTCACAATACAGTATATTAAGGAATTACGGTAAGTACGTATCACCCTACAACATGGATGTCATGATGCAGGGTATGGGATACATGCAGCAGAAGATAGATACCAATCGGCAGGCTATAAATGAGTATGCTGATTATATTATCAATTCTGACATTATAAAACCTCAGGATAGGGAATATCTTCAGAATAGGTTAAATGGATTGATACAGGATGTGAATAACGTGTATCGTAAATCCAATCTAGCTTCTGATGGTATAGCTAGAAGCATACAAGCCCGTCTTGGAGAGGCTTTAGATACCCGTGTATTGAACGCTATCGCCGGTACTAGGGAGTATAGGTCTTTCTCTCAGAAGATCGAAGATATGAAGCTTAATAATCCTAAGCAATATAGTGCCATAAATGAGGCTGTGGCCTTAATGCCGTTTTATGAATGGGTTAATGATGGTCAGGTTGGTACAAGGATGAATCCTATTCATTACACTCCTTATACGGATTACAATGAGGAGATGAATAAGATGATGAAGGATTTCGTCAGTCTTAATAAGGGAAAGAAGTTTTCTGTTCCTGAGGTAGTGGATGGCAAGCCTACTGGTAGGATGAGAGATATTACTGTTGATGAGATGAGTCGATCTCAGATTAGAGCGATAGCCGCTAGATCTATATCCCAGAACGCTAAGGCTCAGATGCAGATAGAGGGTCAGTATTTGGCTGCCACTAATCCCGGTATGTTTAGTGGCATGACTACTGATCAGTTCGTTAATAAATATGTTTCCGGTTTTGACGCTGAGGAGAGCGCACTCTTAGCCAAACTCAAAGGGGCCGAGGCCAGCCCTTCCGCTAAGGCGGCTATTGAGGCGTCACTACAGGAGGTCCGGGAACAGCGCCGTGCGTTAGTGGAGGAGGCTACTTCCTTTATTGGCAATAATATGAACCCGGCTAGAGCGGGGGAGTTTATTGTACGTAATGAATTTCTTGATGGTGTATCCGCTAGATGGTCGTATAACAACTCATCTGAGAACTACATCGCTGATGATTATTACTTTAAGATGAGAGATCTTGATTTCAAGGAGAGAGAGTTCTCGTGGAGGCAGAAATCAAAGGAGATAGATCAGAATCTTAAGCTTAGGGAAGTAATGTCCAAGGAAGCTGGTAATAGCTCTAATATCCCTACAGGTGTTATGATTGAGCTGGAAAAGGTTCAGCCTAATGTTACTCCTGAGAATATATTTGACAATCAATATATTCAGAATGAGAATAATATATCGACAGGTGAGAAGGATTTAATATCATCCATAAATCCTGTTGATCTACGAGGCATAGAGAACGATATACAAAACAATCCTTCTATATATCATGGTGGTGTTAATAGCGAGAATATTATGGCATGGATCACTAATAATGGCGGTGCGTCAAGTTCTGTATTATCATCAACCCCAAATATGGTGAATAAATACGAGGCTCTTATGGCAGCGAATGATAATAGGAATAGGTATGGTAAGATCATGGATGAGGAAGTTGATTATCTTACAAATGCCTTTGATGTCGCTACGGAAAATATCCTTAATGATGCTGTAAGGGATCAGGACTATGTTACTGGAGGTATTGATACATATACTGACAATGGTATGGTTAATGCGAGGGATGTTGGTAAGAATGGAGCTATTATTGGAGGGAAAGAGTATTCACCAGAAGATGCTTTAAAGGTTTCCGCTATAGCTGGATTGATAAGCGAGAACATCAACTATGCGGATAGATCTATAGCTAATACGGAGCTGATGAGATCTTATATAAATTTGTTAAATAGATATTCAGGAGAAAATTTCACTCTGGAGGATATAAATGATATAGCTAAAACTTATAGTCGTGTAGACAATCCGGTAATGAATAGCGATAATGTCGATATGACTAGTAGGGATAAAATGATCAAGATCTTAGGTAAGAATATGTCTAGAGCTGACGGCCCTACGCTTAGAAGAGAATGGTCTTCATCTAATATAGGTCGTAATATAGCTAAGGCTATTCAGGATTCTAAAATGGTCTATGAAAGAAGATATGACGAGTTTGCTCCAAGATCATGGTCGTTCTCTAATTCTACCAATGCCTCTAAAGAAGATAGGCGTATGCATGCTAAATTAGAGAGTCTGCTTTTGTCAAGAGCTGGTTTCTTGAATAAGGATAAAGATAGCAGGCTTAATAATTACATATTGTATGCTCGTCCTACGGATAATCCCAATACATTTGATTTGGTAGCTATGGCTGGCGGGAAAAATATCGCTACGGTTCAAGTTACTAAAGAGGAATTAGATAGTATGGGGTATAGTTTGTACGAAAGGGAAAGGAATGTAAGATCTGAAGATTACGAATCTAAGATCATCCCTGTATCTTTTTCTGCCACGACCAATAGGCCTTATCAGAAATGGGCGCAAGCTAATTCACTTGGCGCTTTCGCTACTATCGAGAATGCGGCTGAGGAGGCTTCTAGGATGGTTGATAAGTACAATATTCAGAACAATGAACTAGCTACATCCGAGCTTAATAAAAGAGCTATTAGGATTATTAATACGGTTTTAAGAAATTACAAATCGTATGATGTTAAAGCCAAGGGCTTTCCTGGAGGTGTTGAGGTTGGCGTCTATTTTCACGGGCAGGCTAGGACCGGGACACCTCTAAAGGTGTTGGAATATAATACTGATTATGCTGATAATATCATGAAGATTATAAATATGTGTCCTCAGATGTATCTTACCCAAGCCGTGGTTGAGGCTATCAATAAAGACGTTATTGTTAAGGGTAGAGATATTAATGAGCAGCACTCTGATCTTAGCAATATTCTTTCGGTGTTGGATAAAGAGACTATGGATAAAATAGATGGAAAAAATGAGCAATAATAATAACGATATAGGGAATGTGATGAAGAGTCAGGGATATTATGTCCCTACTCCATCAATTCCATCTCCCATGCCTTCTAAGGATAATATTTCTTCTATCCCTATACCTGTTGGCATGCGCGGTTCATCGGATATGGATAATGATGTTTTGTCTAGAGAGGGAAGCAGGAGTATTCCATCATTAGTAGAGGGTATAAAAAATTCCGTAGAGACATCTTATCATGATGATGTAAAAGCAAGGAATCCGCTTTTTCAGATGATAAACGAGACGGGTATTCCTAAGGGTAATTATGATATAACTGGAAGTAGGATCAACCTTCGTGATTCAAGGTATAGGCTGTCAACAGGTGAATGGATTCCAAAATACGAGAGTTATATCAATAATGTGGATAATGATGATCGTCTATCGAGAAGTCAAAGTGGTTGGGAGAAAACTTATAGAGGATTAGGTAAGTTTATTTATAAGTCTGCTTTGTATGGAATAGGTGGAGTAGGTCAGTCTGTTTATGGATTAAAGGAGCTTGTTACAAAAGGGACGTTATCAGCTATGTATGATAACAGTTTTGCCAGATGGTTGGATGATATGGATAAGCGTGGTGATTATACGCTTAATCATTATTACAGTAAGGAGGAGCGAGATGCTGGATTTCTTAAAAGTATGTTTACAACCAATTTTTGGACAAATGATCTTTTGTCAGGAGCTGCATTTACGGCTGGAGCCGTTTTGTCATCTTACGCCTTCGCCGGAGCTGGTCTTATGAATGCCGCTCGTATGGGGGCTAGAATAGGTGCTACGATTGCCGGTATGGGGAAGGCTGTTTCTGCTACAAAGACCGGGTTTAATGCTATGCTAAGAGCTGCCCGCATAGGACGAGGCATAGGTAAGGGGCTGGACAACCTGACCTTTATCGGTACGTCAACGCTTTGGGAGGCTTCGGTAGAGTCAAGGAGTGGGTTGATGGAATCTGAGGAAAACTTCAAGCAGGCTTACAGGAATGCCTATGGTAGAGAAGCCTCATATGAGGAACTCATGAAGTTCAGAGCTGATAATGCTGATGCCGCTAACGCTATATTCGCTGCCAATATCGGTATCCTTACGTTATCCAATATAGCTATGTTCGGTGATATGTTTGGCATGGATCTGGGCGTTGATAAGTTCATAAAACGAAATATATTTGGTGTAGGAGCCGAGAGGATGGATAATGGAACATTGAGGATCATAACGCCTAAGAAATGGCAGAAAATAGCCGGGAATACGTTCAATATTATCAAACGTCCGGTATCTGAGGGTCTGTATGAGGAAGGTCTTCAGGGAGTGGCTAGTAAATCCGCCGAGGATTGGGTAGAATCAAGATACAATCCTATGGCTATTCGTCAGAATATAGGCTATATGGAGGCTATAAAGAACGGGTTCAAGGAGACTTACGGATCTAATCAGGGATGGAAGGAAATCGGCATCGGTATGATTATTGGATCGGTTATGGGAGTAAAAACTATTGGTGGTATAAAGGAATGGAGCCAAGACATGTCCCGGAACAAGGGGATGGTGGAGGCTTACAACACCAATGCCGGCGCCTTGACTACCGCCGCTATCCGTGCTATTCGTGGCAGCATGGCCCTGAACGCTCAATTATCAGGCTTGAGTACGGATAATAACGCTGACGATATACCTAATTCTAGAATCGTAGATAAGACTTTTAGTGACGCCGTATTCAACCGTCTTCGTTATGATCAGGAAATGGGGATGTTAGATGATACCAAGGAGAATTTCAAGACAGTCATCGAGTCTATACCTAATAGCGATATAGCCTCTGATATGAATATGACAGATGAGCAGGTAAATGAGTATAAGTCCAATCTTGTTGGCGAGTTCAATAAGAAGGTTGATAATTTTACTATGGCTAGTAGATTTGCCGACTCCCTTACCGATGGTATATCCAATAGATCATTTAACACCTACATCTCTAACATGGCTTATAACGGTCTTGAGGCTAAGGATAATTTGGATGATATCGCTAATCAGTTAGGAAGGATATACAATACGGATATAGGCCCCGCTTTAGATATATATTCTCGTCTTAATCCTGATTCGAGTAGGGATCTTAAGAAACTCAGGAAGCTTACAGATGATATACAGAAGATGGAGAAGAATGTTTTGAAGCTTCAGCAGAGTATCACGTCTAAAGAAGCTCTTGAGTCTGATAAAGTCAAGTTAGCCAAGGAGAATGATAGACTTCTTAAATTGACGGAGGATAGAATTGCTTTGGAGAGGAGATTAGCTACGTTAGTTAACTCAGAGACAGATATATCTAAGCTGTTATTAAACAGGAATGAATCAAGGATCAGTGCCGCCGATCTTATGTCGGCTTATGAGACTATAGTTGGTTTTGAGAATGCTGTATCTATCCGTGGGGTTGATAATTATAAAGAGGCTATGGCGTTACTTAGCGAGTATCGTCATAATCTTGTGGCTTATAAGAATATAAATGAGTCCCTTCGCCGTATGCGTGATAGGAGATTCATACGGTCGCAGGAACGTGGGTTCATGAAGGTTTTGTCAAACATATGGGGAAAGACTTATGAGGAGGATGATAGTAAATATGATTTCAGGAATACCGATGATCCTGATGCCAACTCCCTTTATGCCAATGATCAGGCCATAGATAAGGCTTATCAAGATGGTCTTATAGGAGAGGACGAGGCATTTATGTTCAAGACCTATAATCATATGATCGCCAGATCTATGGAGAATGATATCAAGGCTGATGAGGGCGGTATCGTTGAGAATGTACCTGATAATGAGGATATCATAAATCCTTCTGATGATAGAATCAATAATATAGCTATAAAGATATGGAACGGTAATGAGGATATCTTATCTCCTAGGGAGAGGCAGATATATGATAATAACAAGGATCGTATCAATGATCTTGTAAATGGGTTTGGCGATAATCCTATAGCTAGGCTTAATAAGATTAGGTCAATGATAGATAGGTTAAATACCAACGATAACGTCTTAAATAACATCAGGGATACTATTGATGATATCATAGATATGAACATTAATGGTCTTGATCAGGATCAGGTTAAGGAGGCTATACAGACTTATAATGATCTTATGAATGATATTGACAACGGGAATGAAGTTGATCAGGATAAACTTAATGAGGCTATTGATATTATCAATAACTATTCTGATGAACCTCTTCTCCAGTTCGTGGAATGGATGAGGCTGTATGATAATGGAAGTATGGTTGTCAAGGATTACGATAAGTCTATACCTATGGGTGATGTTCTCACGGAGAGCGAACCCGGAACATCCACCGGCAGGACGGAGGCCAATGCCGCCCAGAATCCGGTAGTGTTGATGGCCCAGAAGAGAGAGATTGGCGGAGTCATGTATTATGAGGTAGGAGGGATGAGACTTGACAGGTTTATGGACGGTCTTGGGCTTAAAAGATCTGATGCCACTGATACTGATAATGGAAGGGTGATGGATTTCACCAACGGAACCGACATATTTACTGTTATAGAGTCGAATAACCACTCAAGATGGATGATAAGCGAGGATGACGCTCAGGCTTTCGAGAACGCTACCGGTGTCATACTGGGGCGGCAGACCGCCTTATCGACCTCCAACTGGTTCATGGTGTATCGCAAGGGGCAGGATGGATCTGTTGTTCCTTATTATACAGGAGATGCATTTGGCTCTAATAATGAGTCGATAAATCAAGAAGCTGCGGCTAGTCTTCGTAAGAACGATATCGTGAGGTTCAAGGTAGATATGTTAGATCCTTATACCAAGGAATTGTATGATAAATACAATAGCCTTTATGCCGTTGATCCTAATTCTGACGAGACCAAGTCTGCCCGTAGTGATTTGGTTAATAATATGGTTATTAAGATCGTGGATGGTGACGGTAATTTTGTCTCGGTGCTAAAAGCCAATGATCCAGACTCAAAAGGGAGTAACGCTGATTTAAGGAGTATGGCCTTTGAGTTGTATAGGGATAATGTAGGATCTGTCGCTGGCGAGATTGATATACCGTTCGTAGGCACAGTCACCAGTGTTTTGCCGGGAAGACCTAATTTTAGCGTAAGTGATGATAATGGGACGTTGATGGTATCCGAGAATGACTTTACCAACGAGACGGTTGGTAAGGTCGAGAGTGTAGGATATATAGAGAACGGGGAGGTTACGATGAGGGATGATATTAAGTATAATATATTCCCGTTCTGTACGGCTATCGTCAGGGATAAGTATGGTGATTATAAAAATTCACGTATCCCGGTAGTAGCTATAAAGACAGGAAATGGAAGAAATTACCTGTACCCCGTAAGATTGAAAAATCAGGATACATCATCATTCTCATCTATGATCGGATCGATGGCTGACAGAATTATAGAGGGTCTAGGTGGTGGAGTAAGTATTGATGATATAATGGATCTTAACAACGCTATAGCCAGATCAGGGCTGGATAACAAGACATATATGATTCCGTTGGCGGGAGACGTGGATGTTATCAAGGGACGGTTAAAGGCTGTCAAGGAAGCCGCTAGTAAGATGCCTATGACCGCTGATGTAAGAGGATGGATAGGCGATTCTAGGACCAAGGAGGATATTTTGATGAATGACGTTACGATCAACATCGATCTTAATAACGATCCTTTCATAGCCCCTAAGTTCAGGATGAGTATTAGGAGGGATGAGACGTTCTTCGAGGATACGGAGACCCCGTTCGTCAACCCGCCCGGTTCCCAATCGGAGTTCGCCTCGCCTACGAAAGCAGCCGAGGATAAGTCTTTGGTTTCCGACGGGAATGTCGTATCTGGAGAAAATGAAGCGGAAAATCCTTGCTAAATAAATTATCTTGATTTATCTTTGCGGTGTCAGTCCATCACCTGACGAGTAAGATATTTAAAAGTTGGTCCCTGTCGGGTGTGTGATGGCCCCGGTGGGGACTCTTTATATTATGCAGTTAGATAGTTTTTTACATCGGAAAATTATGCAAGACCTACGCATCCAGCGAGTGAAGGTCTTGATGATGTTATACACCAGTCATTATTTTGTCAATAACAGACAAAGGCAGTTGCTTGACCATACATACGCTTTAAGCAGAAGTCAGGCTTTCGATTATATGACGGAGTTCAATGAAAGACTTAGTGATAAGATAGGTATAGAATGTACGATGGATATTCTTCTACCTACCGATGATGATAATGCTAATATCATAATCGAGTACAATGGCATCATTAAGAAGTTGATGAGGGAAGCCGAGAAGCTGGAACTTGACACTGACGCTATTAAGGATATGATGCGCGATCTACTTAATGAGTTGAAAGATGATGTTGATCTTAATATCTTGATATTTGACGTAACCCAGTTACTTATAAAATACAATCTATTTAGGTTGGATGCCATAACCGAGCAGGAGTTCAAGGACTCTTTCGTCAGGATGGATAGTAGGAATATGGAGATAAAGAAATTAACTTTATCTGATATTAAGAAGGTGGTGATGATGATGGAGGATAGATATAGTTATATTTCGTCTATATGATAGACAAATATAATTGATTACGTTTTTTGTAAAAATATCTCCTATTTGTTTGTTGTTTTAAAATAAGTGTCTATATTTGCGGTGTCTATCCGTTGCTAGACCAGAAGAAGATATTAATATCGCTTAGGCGTAGGCGATAAATGAGAGCTATCAGTGGAGTAACGGACGCTGGTGGCTCTCGTTGTTTTATATTATGGATGATAATTTAAAATTGTTTGAGAATCCTGATTTTGGGGATGTAAGAGTATTATTAGACGAGAAAAGCAATCCATGGTTTGTTGGTAATGACATAGCCAGATGTCTTGGTTATGAAAACTTAGGGAACGCTGTAAAAAGGTTTGTTGATGATGAGGATTCTATCATTCTTACAAGTGATTGTAAATCAATGGGGTTTAAAATAAACCCCCTTATAAATCAGGCTGTTAGGGAGATCAAATTAATCAATGAATCAGGGATGTATTCTTTGATTATGTCATCTAAGATGGAATCTGCCAAGAAATTCAAAAAATGGGTAACATCGGAGGTTCTTCCTTCTATTAGAAAAACAGGCTCCTATTCTATGCCATCAAAGAATGAACTTCCATCTGATTATATAGAGGCATTAGAGGCTTTACTTAAATCGGAAAAGGAGAAGCGTGCGTTAGCTGAGGCGAAAAAAGCGGCAGAGGAAGCCAAAAGGATATCTGATAATATCATCAAAGAACAGGTTCCTATGGTTGAGTTTGCTAAGACAGCCGAAATAGCCCAAGAGACAGATATGTTGATCAGAGAGGTTCGGGAAAAGCTGGAGGCTCATGGGTATGATATAGCGGAGAAGAATCTTCGTATATTGCTTGAGGATAATAAGTTCTTCGCCAAAACCGGTAAGAGATGGTTGCTTTCCCAAAGGATGATAGATCGTGGTTACGCTCGTTACAGGTATCGTGATGACGATGAGTTCTATGGGACTAACACCGTCTATGTGACTCCTAAGGGATTCCAGTGGATCGTGTCTAAGATATCTAGGGAATGGATGCCTAGGTTCTTGGAGTTGAAAGGTAGGGTTCTCAGTAGATCGGATAAAAATATTTTTGCTAAACAATAAGTTTCGTTTTTATAGTTTTAGGATTGAGTTTTTTGTTTGTCCGTGAGGATCGGCAAAATGATTTGTACTTTTCAATAGAAACATAAGGTTTGTTATTATTGTTATTTGGCTCCCGTCCGCTCGTGAGAGTAGGCGGGATTTTCATATCTTTGTAACAAAACGATTTAGCTATGGGTAGATCTTGTTATGTTATAAAAAATAAGGAGGGTGGGGTAGATAATGTCCTTGCCCCGAACGACCAACCATCCGGATTATACCAAAGGGCAATGGAGGTGCTTGGTGACCAGAAGCAGGCCTTATCGGTCTGGGGTACGGCCTACTCCCCCGACTTCGTGTCTTTCTTTGGCGATTGGATGTCCATGCCATCAGAATACGGCTTAGATAGCAATGGGGAGCCTAGGTATGATGATGTCATGTCCTTTATCAAACAAAAGAATTATGCTGTGGGTAATTTCATGGCTGACGAGGTTAAGGATATCAATAATACCATTACTTCCCTGGGCGTTGATAATATTAATGATCTTAACGATATGATCGTATCTAACTTCCTTTCCGGCGGTGATATATTCATCAACAGATATAATCTTGAACGATCCGGGATGTATGATGCTGATGAGATTGATAATATCATGACTAACCGATTGGAGTATGAGCGGGTAAGGGATATGATGAGGAGGATTGTCGATTTTATGTCTGAGGGGGATCTCAATGAGAAGGATACATATTTCTTGTCCTCCGAATCAGGCCTTGGTGATGATTATATGATATATGAGGATGTGTATGATTCATTGGGAAAGAGAAGAGCCTTGAATCCAATAGAGGTAAGGGATACGATCATGAGGGCGGTAGGCGGTATCAGCGACCGCCGGGAGTTTGACCGGGCTTTCACCTCCGTCCCCTACCCTTCCTTGGCGCTCCGGTATCAGGAGGATCAGGATTACGCAGATCGGATGTATGACATGTATCGTAATATGACCCGTATGGAGGTTCGGAGTCAGGACGGAAATACGATTACCGACTCATATTCCAATAGCACCATACCGTATATCAGTATGCCTAAGGACATGAAAGGTCTAAGGGATAAGGTTGGGGAAATGATCAATATGGACGATTTTAAGGACATCAAGGATGTTGCCGGACGTCTATATGACATAGCCATGGATCTTTCCGATATGGGCGTTGATATAAGCGAGGCGATTAGCGATGAGATGGTTATATCTAGGCCGGAGGATATCCGTGACCTTATGGCATCGTTGGATGTCATGTTATCTTCTATACAGAATGGTGATCCGGTATATGATGACTTTATTTCCGATCTTGATAGGATAACAGGGAAAGGGAATCCGATATATGAGGTTCAGGATACTTACTTTACCGGGGATAGGATGGTGTATGTAAGGTCCGGGAAAACATCTCCTTCCGATATGTATGACAGGAACATGTTGTATGTAGGTAGAAATATATACCATAACACGACCCCGATAACCGACACCGATCAGGCCTATGAGGTGCTGGCTGATATCGGGATAGCCCAGCCCTCGTACTTACCTACAGGCGTGGTTCCCCATGGGGCTTCTCGATCTGATATTGGCGTGGTCAAGGATAATATCAAGAAGTTGGTTATGGATAACATCTCATCCTCCAATACGGAGAGTATGATCCTTGCCAGATTGATATATCAACATCCCGTTACCTCTAAGGTGGATGATGTCGATATTGATCGGGAGTTCAGGAGATACGAGGCTAGACAGGGGAAGGATCGGGATTTTATCAAATCCTGTATCTCGTTGAGGAAAATCCAGATCAAGGAAAGGTTAAAAAAATCGGATTTATATAATAATGTCTTGCGTTTCCTTGATTTTAATGGATTTTATAACGTATCTTTGAACCACCATGACAGAGGTACGTTAAAAAACATAGAGATATCGTTGCCGGATGGTCAGGTAAGAGATCTGTTGTTTGATGTGGCTATCGAGTCCAGCGACAGCAGCATGAGGGATCTTTTCTATCTGGATAGACAGGATAGGATGATGGATGTCGGGTTTTACAGGTATCTGTACCAAAGGAATCCGGGCCTGCTCCGGGAGGTCAACGGCGGTGTCGAGGCGAGACCGGACGGCTTGTTCTTGGCTCGTGGAAGGTATGATGATTTCGTGTCTTTCCAATCTGGTCTATATGAGAAGGTGGGTGAGACGGTTAATGGCGGGATATATAGCTTCGTGGATAATTTTATATATTCGGACCCATCATCATATCAGGATAGTATGGTACGAAAGATAGGTGACGTTACGGTAAGAAGTGACGATAACCGTCTATCAAGGGTAGAGGATAATCCCTCATCCAGTAAGATAATTAATGAATACACTGCTAATACAAATAAGTTGATGCGAGATTTTTCGTGTAATTAATCTCTCTTTGACGTCGTGAGACGTTTTCTTTCGAGCATTGAAACATTGAATTTATAGATTTGCATGAATCCGGGCCGTAGTGATACGTTCCGGATTTTTTTGTCTTGTACCGGTTCTTATTAATACCAATTGCATGACATGACGTGCCTTGATGGTGACATATATCACGATCCCAGGATTATTAATTTTTGAACTTTGTAACGCCCGCCATCAGGTGGGTTTATTATTAATTCAAAAATAAATAGACATGGGTACAAGTGGAGACAAAATCGTGCTGTTAGACGGCATGGGTTCCGGGAGCGGTAGCGCCGCTAACGGTTTATTATCTATGATTCCGGGTATGTTTACCAGCCTTTTGGGTGGAAATAAGATGGATCCGAATCTAGTCGCGGCGTTGATGAACGGCCGTAACAACCAAGACCAGTTCGGAGGAGCCAACGGCTGGTGGTTATGGATCATCGTCCTGTTCTGGTTGTGGGGCGGACGTGGCTTCGGAAATGGCTTTGGCAATAGCAATGAATGTTGCGCTAACGGTCTTCCGGCTCAATTGAACAACGACTATGGTCGTGAGTTACTGATGCAGGCTATCCAAGGTAACAGAAGCGCTATCGACCAGATCTCTAACGCCCTTAACTGTTCTACCTCTCAATTACAAAACGCTATCTGTAACGTACAAGGCGCTATTGATAAGGTGGCCGGTCAGGTAGGTATGACTTCTCAGGCCGTTATCAACGCCGTACAGCAACAAGGATGTGAGATCGGTAACCAGATTAGCGCATGTTGCTGCAACTTACAAAGCGCTATGGCTAGTGGATTTAACAACATCCAACATTCGTTAGACACCGTAGGATGTAATATCCAGAACGCTATCACCCGTCAGGGATATGAGAATCAGTTGGCTATTACCGGTCAGACGAACGTATTGCAGAACAACTTGACTAACGGCTTCAATAACGTTATTCAATCCAACCAAGCCCAGACTCAGGCGTTGGCTGCTAAGATAGATCTTCAAACTCAAATCATCAATGACAAGTTCTGTCAACTTGAGATGCGTGAGATGCAGAATACTATCCAACAGCTTCGTGAGGAGAAACAGGCTTTGGCTACTTCCGCCATCACCCAACAACAGACACAGAACATCGTTAGCCAGTTAGCTCCAAAGGCTCCGGTTCCAGCCTACGTTGTACAGAACCCGGGTTGCTGCTATACTCCTACCGTAAGGGTGGCTAACGAATGTGGATGCGCTTGCGGCACTACTAACGCCGTATTATAAGAAAGGGGGACAATATGGCTGATTTCAGAGGATATATGATCGGTTCATTCGCCTCCTCTCGTCTTGACAGGGGAGGCATCCCGGTAGTAGCCACTACTGGAAAGGTATCTGACGCTTCTGCGGCCGAACCTACGGTTGATTTTGGCATCAATCCGTGTCAGTGGAACTCACTACCTCCGGAAGGAATATTGTTATGGAAAGTCCGTCATCCGGTGACGGAGACAGAGGCTAGTTATCCCGCCACGATCGTTCTTCCGTCTGGCTTATCCACTACCACTCCTGTTACGGTATCCAACGCCGGGGTTATCGTCAACAAGACACCTATAGTGGATAAGGTTGGGGCACATATGACAGGGCAGGATATTACGACTCCCGTGGCTTCTAGTGATCCTATAGTAGGGGCCTACACCGAGCATCTTGTGTATTATAACAAATGCACCGGCGTGTTCAGGATGTTGGGTCATACGGCTACGGCGGCTACCGCCCCTAGCGCATGAATTTACTAAGAAAGAACAGGGAGGGTAACCTCCCTCCCATTTAAAAAGATCGTTATTATGTTTAAGGATTTAAAGAAAGGATATCAGGTTTATACGTTGGATACCTCAGGGGTTCCTAAATTCTTTATGGGTACGGTGGTTAACGTCTCGGAGCCTAGGTTCGCCCAGTCCCAGTTAGGTCAGTATCAGCAGTTGCAAGATCGGGTTATGGATCTTACTATAGAGGTGGACGGGAAGTCCATGACATACGTAGTTCCAGAGAACCAGAACGTGGCTATGGCCAACGGCATTACGCTAGCCTGCTCCGTGGATCCGATAATGAACCACCTGAACGCCATGAAACGAACCAGTACGGATATCGTGAATAGCGTGGATAAGAATAAGGAGATCATAGAGGCATGCGACAGTATCTTGGAGGATATCAATCCTACTTTTAAGCAGACTAAGGATCAAGACCGAAAGATTAAGAATCTTGAGGAGAAGGTCGATAGGATGGGGTCTTCTTTCGATGAGTTAAAAGAGTTGTTAATTAAAAAATTAGGTTAAGATGAGAGTTATAGATTTAGGCAACGGCCAAGAGGAATATGATGATGAGATCTACGACCGCAGAGGCGGTAGGGGACGCTCACGCCGCTCCGACGGCACTTATATGGGTTACGATGGTGGCGTATATGATCATTACGGTAAGGAACGTGACGGGATGATGGAGGAGCTTGAGCGCCGTGAGCGTGATCTCGAAAGACGCGAGAGGGAACTGGAGCGTAACGAGCGGGAGCTTGAGAAACGTCAAAGACATCATGAGCGGGAGGATGAGATGTACCGTAAGGGATGGTTTGGCGAGCGTGACATCCGTGACGAGTACGATGGTACGGAACCTTATATGCGTAGAGGTAGGAGAAGTCGTTACTACTGAGGAGCAGACGCTGATGACCCGGATTATAAGCGGTATATAGACACCCATGGATATCACTTTTCCAAGGAGTTGGCTAGGGAGGCCGCCGATAAGATGCTTAACGCCGACGGATCCAAGAGAAGATGGACGATGGAGGATGCTAAGCAGATGTTCGATAAATGCGGGGCTAAGAAACCTGATAACGCTACGTGGGGAGATATCCAATATCTGTTCGCTATGTTCTATAGCGACTACTTTCCTAAGGTATTGGATTGCGACCAGAAAATAGTCAAGGCTGTCTTGGCTTATCTGGAAGACCCTGACGCCCCGGAAGGGACGGCGTTCGTAAGGTATCTGGCGGTGCGGTGCTTCGTCGGTGACACAATCAAATGGAGTGATATGATTTAGTTTGATACAACGTTGGAGAACCCTGTCGGCGATAGAATACCGATGGGGTTTCTTTTTTGTTAAGTATCTTATTATCGTTACATTTGTCAGGAGTAGGTCTTTTTGTTCATAGGTAGGGCGGGCGGGAATGAAAAAAGGATATCCTCACGGACACCCTTCCCCTTGGTTGAAAATCACTTAAAACATTATGAGTTACTACTACACCGCAAATATAGATAAATAAACGTGAATAGCAATGGGTAAGGGGTATTATTGGATAGAACCTGTGGATCGGACGTTAAATGATTTTCAGTTTTATAAGGCTCGTATCGTGGGTGATCCTGAATATGACGAGAAGCATCATCGTGTTATATTAAGGACGGATAAGTATTTCCCGGTAGGAAGTATCTTCCATGTCCTTAATGATCCGGAGATGTTCGTTATAGAGAGGAAATTTAAGACATGGGGGAATAAGTATGTCATTAAGCCTTGTGAAGGTGAATGGGAATGGGAGTCTGTCCAGAAACTTAAAGACAAGGCTATTATATTCCGTAGCGGATTCCTGCACGGGGGCGGCAGTTTCTGACACTTACCCGTATCTCCCCCCCCCTCGATTTCTTGGTATTTATGTATATAACTATATTTGAGCAAAAAATAAGTTTGATATGGAAGATTTTCAAGGTAAATACAATGGTAAGCAGATAGAGCAGCTTTTGGATAAGGCTAATGATATTGATCTTACCAAATATGCTCTTAAGACGGATAATGCCCCTACCGCCACGAAATTACAGGCGGCTAGAACCATAGCGCTGTCCGGGGCTGTTACCGGTAGTGTCTCATCGGACTTCGGAGACAACGTAACTATCTCCACGACATTGGCCAATTTTGATGCCTCTAAGATCGCGTCCGGAACCATCAGCATAGATAGGTTGCCTAAAGCAGCCTTAGAGAGAATGGTCGTGGTTGCTGATGATACGGCAAGGTTTAAACTTACTACAGCCACGGCTCAGGTCGGGGACACGGTTAAGGTAACGGCCACGAATAAGATGTATCTGGTCAAGGATGATAGTAAGTTGAATACCGAGGATGGTTACGAGCCTTATACGGCAAGTTCGGCGTCATCTGTGCCATGGTCTGGAGTGACCGGCAAACCTAGCACCTTCGCTCCACCTACGGCGGCGGCCTCCACCTTAGGTGGCGTAAAGGTAGGATACACGACTTCTGGCAAGAACTATAAGTTACAGGTTGACGCTTCTGGTAACGCTTTTGTTAATGTTCCATGGACAGATAATAATACGACCTATAATCAGGCCACGGCTGACACTTTAGGATTGGTTAAGATCGGTTATACCTCTAGTGGGAAGAACTATGCCGTATCCTTGGATGCTAATGGTAAGATGTATGTGAATGTCCCTTGGACTGACAATAACACGACTTACACCCAAGCCACGAGCGATAATCTGGGTCTTGTTAAGATCGGATACTCTGCCAATGGCAAGAACTATCCCGTTGTTCTTGACGGTAGCGGCAAGATGTACGTGAACGTTCCGTGGACGGACACCAACACCACATATTCCAATATGGGGGCGGCGACCTCCTCGGCTGCGGGAAAGGCCGGTTTGGTTCCCGCTCCTGCCGCTGGAGCGCAAGGTAAGTATCTTCGTGGCGATGGAACATGGGTCGTGCCTACCAATACCACGTACGGGTTGGCCTCCACTTCCGCCAACGGCTTATTGAGACAGCTTAATGGTAGCACCTCTAATTTTATGCGTGGAGATGGTACATGGGCTACCCCTCCTAACACGACATATGCCGTGGCCAACGAATCCACTAATGGATTGATGGCGGCCGCCGATAAGAAGACCGTGAACAGGCTTATAGGAGTTAATACGGTCACGACATTAGCCAACCTGCCTATCACCAAGAGAAGTATCACGGCCACGCTATCAGCGGCTACCACCCTATCCGTGGCGTCAGATATGCAGATAGGAGAGGAGCTGATGATCAGGTGTGTCCCGTCTGCGGCCTTTACTCAAGCCATACCAAATTCAGGAGCTTATGTAAGCATGAGTGGTACTTCTATAACCACTACAGCTAACAAGCCTTTCGAGATAAATATCTGGTGTTACGCTTCAGGCAAGTATAGCATCGCCGTTAAAGAACAAGATTAAAGAATAGATTATGGCATATACATATATAAACAGGGAAATATATCCCAATATGTTGGTTTTAGACGAACCTCTTGATGATAATTACGCTAAGGGTAATAGCTATGATGATTATATTAATGGCAATCCGATTCCATGGATAGAGCTGGGAGAGGAGCAATTGGCGTTCAAGGAAGCTAATCCTAAAGCCACGGTTAAGGAGATCATTGAAGCTAGGCTAGATGAGTCGAGGATTCTTAACGAGGAGAAATCGGCTAAATATGAGGAGCTGAGATCTTATGAGACTGAAAATCTCCATGAGTTTTTCTTGGATGATCAAGATATTTATATTCCTGAATATGACAGACGTAGCGCTTTGGCTGATGGGGCTATAGTCGGTAAGATAACGATTATGGGTCTGGAGTTCGATATGACGGAAGGCAAGATCTTGATCGGGATGATGGATAAGTACGATAACGATCTGACAACGGCGTTAGGGGACAAGCAAAAGCAGATCAGTATAGCCACTACCGTAGAACAGGTGAGAGCTGTCGATGTTCAGTCCGGCTATCCTGATAAGGTAAGTGTTACCACGGCGTACATCCAGCAACAGGCGAAGGAGAAGGACGCTTCTGATCCCCAGAAAGTAGCTGCCAAATTCTCTAGGATGGTAGTTAATAATAAGGCCATATCTTTATCTTCTAACGAGAAATTGGATATTAAGGTCCTATTCCCTATATGGGGACAAGAAGGGGCGGAGTTCGGGTTGTCGGTGGATGCCGGATTCTGCCTCAGGGTGGTTAAGGACGATACGGATATCCTTTACGAGGTTATTCAGTCACATACGTTGTCAGCGGAATGGGAACCCGGACTAAATACGGCTTCCTTATACAAGGTCATTGATAAGGAGCATGCCGGGACCATAGGGGATCCTATCCCGTATTTCCCTCCAATGGAGATATTCAAGGATAAATATTACATCCAGAACGCTGATGTGTATAAGTGTACTAGGGATAGCGGAACTCCTCTCAGCCATAATCTACAGGATTTAATAGGTCTGTACGTGGAGCGGGTGTAGCCGTAGTGCGATCTACCCCCCCCCCATATTTTGTGGCTAACATTATATAAGTTATTTTTGGCATAATAAAAGGACATTTTTTAAAATTATTTGAATATGGCATCACAAAAATTTGGTTTTGTAACAGTCGATCCGGTATCAGGATCAGGTGATCAGGCGGTATCTATATCAGGAGATAAATATACAGGTCGTCTTGAGCGTACAGCTAATCTTATTGTCGTTACTAACGGTGGCGTTCAAAAAGCGTTGGTAGTTAATCAGGCCGCCGCCGCTGAGTCCGTGACTTCGGATAGTCCTACGGCCACTGTCGCTAAAACCGGTGGTAATGTAACTATCACAGGTAAGTCTAATAGTACTAAGCTTACTTTCGCTGCTACTCCGGCGAAGGAGAATGGTCTGACTTTACAGCTCCCCGAGAATTATACGGCGGCTGGTAAGCAGACAGCTAACGGCGCTATTATCGCTGACGATCCTGGTGCTACCGGAGAGTTTGTTTGGAGTATTGCTATCTCCAATGTTCCTGCCAATGTCTCTATCGAGGAGTTGGTGGCTATGCTAAGCGTAACGGCTGCCGGTGGACAAAAGGCGCAAGTTACCATCACTCAAGCCGCTGGTGACTCTACTCTTGAGATTGATAAGAAAATTATCAATTTGGATGTTAACGGTTCCGCTCAGACAGTTAACGTAACATCTAACGATGAGTGGACATGGAAAAATGCTGCCTCTAGAACCGTGATGAGGATGTTAGGAAGATTATAATCGATTTTCATTGTTTATTCAAACCCCGATCGACTTAAGCTGATTGGGGTTTGTTTGTTTTAGTATATTTGTAAGAAAAAAGATTATGGCTAATATAGATGATTATTTAGTGGCTTCTTATAGATGTAATGGTAAGGGCAACAGTGACGCAGATAGAGACGTGTTAAAGGACTTGTCTGGAAACGGTCACGATATTGTGTTGAAGAATTTTGGGTTTACGCTTGGTTCTGGATACGAAGGTGGCGCTCTTGTATTTGATGGTATTGATGATTATGGTATATGCGAGAATTTCCCGGCCATCAATGATTTTACGTTTGTATATAAAAGAATTAATTTGAATCCTTCTAAATCCACTAATTGCTTTTTATCTAAAAGTGTATCAACGAATCAGGCTCAGCAATTTTGTAGTGAATTAGCGTATTCCAAAAATGTATATGTACGTCTTGGTAGTAAGGATATTGCTGTAAAAGATATATATAACCCTGAATTATCGATCGTTTATGTAACTAAGGAGTCTTACAATGGAGAGATGGATCTTGTATCTTCAAATTATACATCAACCGTGGATAATTTATATATAGGCACTTTCTCTAGGGGTGTTCAAGCTTATGTGTGGAATGGAGCTCTTTATGCTCTTGATATTTATGATAGGACATTAAGCGATGAGTATTTACAAAAAGCATTAAATAGGATGAATGATATAGATATTAATTGGAAAGACGGGGTAGGCGAGGTGACGGACCAGCACTTGACCGTCAGCCCCGGGTCCGGGACCGGTAACGCCGCTGTTTCTTTTGGTTCGGTAATGAACAAAGGTCTTGATCGTACCCTTGAGTTGGAGATAACAACCCCCAAAGGCGTTAAGAAGACGCTTACGGTGAATCAGGAGGGATGTAGGCAGGCTTATATCACAAGCGACGGTAAACGGTGGCTGACTAGCGACAATCGGGTGTATGGGGTGTTGAAGAGTGACGCTCCGTGTCAGTGCAACGGTACTTGCCTTATTTCTTATGTTCGCCCTGATGGAAGTATAACGTACACACCTTCCGATGATTGTATAGGCGTTGTCCTTAACGCTCAAGGTAAGAGATTTATGATTGAGAAATATGAGGATCTTAATGAAAGCTATGTAACAGCCGGAGCCGGGAAGGACAGCACTTCCATTTTTTATTGGGGTGGATATGGTACGGATCAGACCGGCATTACAAATTATGACAAAGTAGATGGAAGTGATATTAGAGGTTACCTAAAACCGGAGCAGGGTTCATACAATGGTACCCCTAACCTTTCGGCAAATATTACTGCATGGACAAACGGGGCTTTATCTGATTGGAATGGGAAAGCCAATTCCAATGTATTAAAAGGGGTGACTACCGGTGATGGGCCTTATACTTCCTATGCGACAATTGGCCATGTGCTTAATACGTTTTTAGCTAGTGCTGACGCTAAAGGATATGATGATTGGTATATCCCATCATGCGCTCAACTGGCGTTGATATTCATGAACTTGACGAGTGTCAATAACGCATTATCGGCTATTGGTGGACAACAACTCAGTCCATCCAAAGCCTATTGGGTTAGCTCAGAGTTTGACTCCAACAGCGGGCATCGCGTGTACTTCAAAGATGGCAGCGTGAACGGCAGCAGTAAGGGCAGCCGTTATAGTGTGCGGTTCATCAGAGACATTTAACCATGGAACTGCTTTGTTTTTACAAAATTTGTAATTACATTTGTGGCGCATGTCCATCACCATGCTTTTCATCGCTAATTTATTATAAAGGGATACAGGTCTGTGATGGGATCGGTATCCCTCTATTTTTTAATATGGAGAAGATAAATGTTTTCGATGTTCAGATTCCTGATGGAAGACAAATCCGTTGTATGTCGTATAATAAGGTTACTTATTTTGATCTTGACGATATATGTAAGTTATGTTTCAGTTCATACGATTTACATGATGTGGCTGATACCAAGGTTATGAGTGAGTTCCTGCACCGTGATGGTGATCGTTATTGGGTTACGGTAGATGGCGTAAGGCAGTTGTATCGTAGAGTTGAGTGTAAGATGTGTTTTGAGGTTATAGAAAAATTAAGGGGATTATGAGAGAAAAGAAATTTGATTTCGTGATATATCCGTTGGATTTGATTATCACGGTTGGATTAGATTATAAGACGTTGTGTGATCGTTTCGAGAATATGGAACCTGAGCATAATGGGGAATGGGGAAATAAGGAGGATATGGACAAGGAAGCGTCTTTTGTGAATTTGGTAAAGGATAGGGATGATGATGGTCGATTCGCTATACTTTGGAACTTTTCGAGCGATGATGATATAACGATAAAAAATACCTGCCATGAGTCATTTCATGTAGCCATGAGTGTATGTCAGTTTTGTAATATGTCGCTTGGATTTAAGGTTGGAGAGGATGAGCACGCAGCGTATATAGCTGGTTTCGCTGGTGGTTGTGCTTATGATTTTCTCTATAGTAATAGTACAGAATAGATATAGATTCATTTGTGAAATATAAGAATATCAGCCTCCGCTTATTTGTGGGGGCTTTTTGTTTATCTTTGTCAAAAACATGAAGTTATGTCAAGTTGCGTAATTAAAAGAAATAGTAAGGGTAAGATAACCCGTGTCTTGACCCCTTCCGGAGAGGTATCTACCTTATTCGATAAGATAGCGGGCATAGCCGCCGTAAGTGACCTTAATAAGGCCGCTGAAGCTTATATGACTATTTATAACGATAAGTTCAGGTCTAAGTTCGGAGACTGGACGAGATCCGTGCCAAGGAATAAGGAGGCGGCCAGATCCATAAGCGCCAGACTTAGCGCCAGCGAGTGGGGGCAACTTATGTCAGCCAAGGTCTTGTCCGCCATAAGCGATATGGATGCCCCGGCGTTGGCCAGAAGCCTTGGGAATAGCGACAATGTCGTGGCTTATCTTACCTCCGGAGAGGTAGGTGATGTCAATGATATGGCTGTGGTAGATACGTCCACGGTACAGGAGGTGGATCTGGATTCCATAAACGAGGATAATATTGGCGATACGATACTGAAAGAGGCGTCATGGGATGATATAAGGGCTATCAGGGAGAATATAGATATTAAGGAGACAGCCCGTATGTTATGGAAGGCCGTGGAAAGCGCTTTTACCGGGCAACGACCTAATATCAGGGTGAAGGGTGGAAATATAGATGGTGAGATCATATTTTCTGGTAATGTCTTGCCTTTAAATGATATCGAGAATTATACGCCTCCATCTTCAAGATTGGTATATGATTCCGGTGAGCCTCGCCTGTTCTTTAGATCGGATGATGGCAAGGTATATGATACTTACGCCAACGCCATAAAAGGCTCGTCCGGCGGGCGGGTCGAGGCCGGGTTCTTGGCCGGCAGTGTCGAGGAGGGCGACGTCCCGTCTGGTGCGGCTGACATCTTCTTTGGCTCTTCCTCCATAACCCTTAATAATAACGAGTCATTCATCCCGGTCCTTGGCATCAGTTCAGACTCTAATATAAGCACCCGTGGAGGGTTTGTTAATTACCTTATCAAGAAAGGTATGTTAAGCGGTGAGCGTATAAGGCTGGGGGATAGGTATTATCTTACCGGGGCGGGCAACTCCGATGGTCTTAAGATCTATAACGCTATGAATGCCTTATCCAGCCTCAGGAATAGGTTTGGAAGTCAATCCTCTGAGATGAACGTATTGGGTTCTATAGGTTTTGATACGGAGGTAAGTAATGATCTTGATCTTATCACTACGTCCGGGGAGAAGGTTACGGTAAGCAGACCGGAGATCAAGGGTATGTTAAGGCAAGGTAAGTTCGAGGAACTTAATAATAAGTATGATGGATTCATGGGGCTAGCCTTGTCGTTGATGATGGAGGATAACGCTTTGTACGGGAGTAACGTCCGTGGGGTTATCGAGAATGAGAAGGCGGAAGATCTCCAGAATAGGACTGATATCACCAATATCTTATCCACGTTAGGCATCCGTGTGATGGGTATGTCTGAGTATATGGATAAGTATAAGATGCGTAATGGCGTGGATCCTTCGGCTAGGGCCTTGTCTGACATGGCTAATGGGGTTATCGCTTTGGCTGAGGGGGCTACGGTAGAGGATCTCAATGAGGAGGTGGCTCATTTCTTGATCGATACTTATCGTAACCAGCAGGAGATTGATGAGGTGCTGGATTCTGTTGTTGGTACGTCGTTATGGAATCAGTTCGCTGGTCGTTACTATGAGGTGTATGGAAAGGAATACCAAGGAGAGGAGTTAGACCGAATGGTGAAGCGGGAGATCCTAGGTAAGACGTTGGCCCAGCGGTTCGTGCCGGGCATGGAACGGGCGGTGGAGGATCTGGCCTCGGATGAGGACGCCCAGCTCTCCTTGTTTGGCAGGATGGTACGAGCTATACGTAATTTCTTCTCTACTCAAAGATCAGACTTGAATAAGGTTCTTGATAGGATAAAGGAGTCGGCGTTAGCTGATGATCCAAGCGCTTTTGACGTGCTTCTGTTAAAGGATAGCGACCATCTCATGTACTCATTATCGGATGTTGACGTGGCTAATAAGTTGATCAAGAACGGGAGGTCATTGGAGAGGCTATACACTAGGTTACAGAGGATGAGGTCAAGCCAGAGCCAGAGGATCGGGGAAAGCATCTCCCTTCTCCGTGATATAGGCGAGAAGGTGAGACAAGTCGGGGGTGAGCTTAGTAAGAACAACAACCTGTTATCCACCAAGAGTGTCATAGCTACAGCCAAGGCCGAGGTAGAGTATTTGGTTACGGTCGCCAGTAGCCTACGTAAGAGCGGAAAAGGATTGGATTATGAGACGATACAGGTTATCGATAACGTATATGGGGAGATAGTTCCTCTGATCAGGAATCTTCGTGGATTCGTCAATAATCAGGCGGCGGATTATTATGGCGTCAATAAGGTTGGTATGGTAGAGGATATGGATGATATATTACGTATGGCTGAGACATCCATGTCCGATATAAACGCCCTTCGAAGTGATCGTAATGAGGACTGGCTGGATGGACAGCTTCGGATGTTTAATATCCCGGAAAGATATTGGAATGGGATAAAGAAGTTGATAAATAACATCCATAAGGATATCAATGTCATGTCCCGATTCTTTGGCACACTGGAGCATAGTGGTAACGCTATCTTAGGCATGTTAGGGCAACGTCTTGCCAAGGCTTATAACGACGCTCATGTTGAGGGTGTGGCTAATATCAATAAGATGACTAAGATGATGAAAGAGCGTGGATGGGGGATAAAGGATAATGAGGATCTTATACAGAAAATAAACGGTAAGAACTCTGATTACCTTGATTCGTCCCGTGATTTCGCCAAATACGATTTACTGCTCAGGACCGAGCAGGCTAAGGCTATTATCGATATATATGATCTTAAGAATGTTACGGGTAAGACCGAGAAACAACTTATCGACCTTCTTCTATCCGATAGAGGCCTTAAGGTGAAGACCCGTGACGACATAGTAGGATATGACGGGGATAAGCCTATCACTAAGGAGGTATATCATATATTCAAGCCTACCATCCAGAATTTCGATATCTCGGACATGACGTTCGAGGATCAGCAACGGTATCTGGATACGATAAATAAGTGGTTGGATGAGAACCGAGAGAAACCTATGGTGCAGGCTTATTACGATAAGATCGAGAAAGTCAATAAGAAGGTCGAGGAAAGACTGGGTCGTAGGGTATCGCAAGCCACGTCCGATTTCATGACCCGTATCCGCAGGAGCCGGTATGTGGCTATGGATAAGTTCGTGAGGAACGGGAAGGTCGATTGGAAGGCGTTTCAATCCGATCCTATAGCTTGGAGATCTTATCTGGATATTTTACGTGATAGGGCTATAGCCAAGAGCGAGTGGTATTCCGATGGGACACCAAAGGAAGAGGGATCCGAGGCTCTGATGATGTCCGAGGAGATCAAGGCATGGGACGAGGCATGGGCCGAGGAGTTCGGGAATACCAACGAGGGTCGTAAGGCTTCCGCGGAATTCAAGGAGATACTTCGTGGAATAGAGCGTTCCGAGGGCGGTAAGGCGGCGTTCGAGTTCCTGCTAGCTGGCGGTCATCTTGGTTTCTCTAAGGATATGTGGGGATCCGAGGAGGGTGATTATTACGAGAATCTGGTTGATAAGATCACGGAGCAATCTGTATCATCATCAAGGATAGAGAAGGTAGAGGAGGCGATGGCAACAATAAATGAGATTAACGATCAGTTAAGGCCTTTGCTTATCCAGTACCGGGATAGCACGAGATACGGGGAATATGATTTCGATAGGTTACGTGGATCCGCCTCATTAAGAAAGATAAACGAGTTATATGATCGTCTGGCTGAGGCTAAGAGCGTTATTAACGCCGCCGCTTCCGCTGAGGCTATTGAGATGGATATGCCTGATACGGTGGAGAGTGGAGTCACGGATTCTTACCGTAACGCTTTAAGGGATGCCATGGCATACGACAAGGGCATGGATGAGATTAAATTCGCCAAGGAACATATGTCTGCTCGTTCCCGGAGTCAGGTGGATAGGATGGCCGCTAAGCTATCTAGGAAGAACCCGTCATGGACGACCGTGGAGGTATCGTTTTTGAGAAGGAAATACGGTCCTGACTTCAATAATAAGCTAGCTAACGACATAGCGATGGGTAAGACTGATGAGATCCTTGTCGAGTACGCCAGAACCCGGTTGTATCCTTATATGAGGAAATACTCTCCCAAGGGATATTCTGATTTCGTCAGGAAGATAAATAACGGTACGTATAAGGTATCCGAGTTCTTTGATGCGATGGAAAATGGTATATCCAAGGAAGAGAGCGTATCCCGTTTCGGGTTCGATATTAATATGATCGACCTGACGATCAACAACCAGTGGCTTGATGAGGCCGACGCCGAGAGTTCTTTCCGTAATCCTAATTATAATCCCGATCTGGGTTATGGGTATCATACGCCTAGGTTCGATAAGTACAAGAACGAGGCTTTCTTCAAGAAATACGGTATTACCAACGAGGGGGAGGAAGCTACGATCAATAAGGATAAGTGGGAGATGAGGAAGGAATTGCTTAACATAAGCCGTAAGGCTATGGAGGATTATGATGAGCGATTCCGGAACATCTACCAAATACCACAGATATCCAAGGGCGGCGTGGAGAGGATGGTGCAGGCCGGGGTTGACCCTAAGGCGGCCATCGGCAACGCCGTACGTGACATCGTTGGCGAGAGGGTTGATGATCCCATACATGGTCAAGGACAAGACCTAGGAGGGCTTGATGAGAACGATAACAAATATCGCATGATCCCCAAGTACTATCTGAGCAAGCTAGAGAATGCCGATGACGTATCCCATGACTTCGCGTACTCCTATTCTATGCTATCCCTTCAGGCGGCATCTTATAAGTATAAGAGAGCTGCTTTGGATGATGTTATGGGATATAGGAATATGATGCTTGAGACACAATATGATGGGGGAAAGAATCCAGAAGCCACTCATGCCTACAGGATGTTTCAGGACTGGGTTAACGCCAGTATCTATGACGTCAGGATAAACAATAAGCGGGCGGAATGGAATATAGGTAATTATAAGGTCGATCTTAATAAGCTGGCTCTTATGTTTACCAAATTCGTATCCAAATCCAACCTAGGCTTCTCCCCGTTCGTAGCGGCTACCGGCGCCCTTACCGGGCAGGCCAACTTCCTTTTGGAGGGTATGGTGGGGCAGTATATAAGCAAGGATTCCATGAAATACGCCTATGGGGAAGCCCAGAAGCAGTTGAGTACGTACGTGTCTGAGATCGGGGATATAAACCGTACCAACAAGCTATATGTCGTCGGAGAGGCTCTAGGCGTATTTAATGTCCGCAACCGTGTACGATCGGCGGCGTACAACAAGATCTGGAGAACCTTATTCCGGGACCTGCCGTTTAAGATGATGGAGGTTCTTAACTCCCCGTTGGATCCGCAGGTTATTATCTCGGTCATGGATGATACCCGCCTATACGAAGGTCAGTTCTGGTCATACTCCAATTTCAAGGAGATGATGATGAAAGACAGAAATATGTCCGCTAATGAGGCTAAACGCGATTGGGAGCGTTTAAGGGATTATTCTATGTGGAACATGGTAGACGTCAAGGACGGAAAGATCGTGGCTAAGAACGAGGCTAACAAGGATATTATAGACAGATACATACCCACCTTGTCCAGTAGGGTAAGGAGTATGGTGCAGATCTGCGACGGCGCCTTGAACGAGCAGAACCGGGTGGGGGCTAGCCGGAACGCTATCCTTAATATGGTGCTGCCTCATCGTGGATGGTTTATATTGGCCGTGCAGCGGGCGTATAAGAAAGCTGGTTTCAATTTCCAGACCAACCAGTTCGAGGAAGGATATATGAGAACATTATGGAGATTGGCCGGAAATGTCTATGGCTCGATGTCCGAGGGTAGGATGGGGGAGGCATATGACGTGCTTAAGGAAGAGTATGATAAGCTTACCCCCTACGAGCAGATCAATATCAAGAGATCGATTATCAATATGGCGGTATTCGCTACAATGATAGCCATAGGACGGGCGTTGATGGGATACAGGGAGGATAATGAAGACAGTTGGTTCGGGCAGTTCATTACCTATATAGGATTCAGGACGATCAATGAGATCGCTTCCCAGACATCCCCGTTTATGGAGCTTAACGTCATAGATATGCTGCAAGATCCGCTGGTTACGGCCCGGAAGTTAGGCGATCTCACCGATCCTCGGAACTGGGATCCGTTCGCTACCGTCCAGACCGGCGTGTATAAGGGCGAGAGCAAGCTATGGAGGCAGCTCATGAAGTTCTCGTTTGGTAAGCAATGGTATAATATCAAGACGGCTAGGGATATTAAACAGACATCCGACTACTGGTTGATGACCAACGGCATGACGATGGGATTCTTCTTAGGAGGCAGGAATAAGGATGAGTCTGGGGAGGACGCTAATTGGTATTTTGATAGAGGAAGATAGCTGATATAGTATGACAAGAAAAAAAATAGCCAGCAGATTGCTTAAAACAATCAGATTGGCTATTTTTGTATTCCCACCTATCCATCCCGGACGGATGGGAATAAATACTCTATTATGAATACAAATGTAGATCTTTTTCATGATTCCACGAACAATAGTAATGGAATTTTGACGTCCGAATCCAACGAAATAGGGTCTTTGAAAATTATCATGCCTGATAAATTGAATCAGTTGGCAGCTCGATCGTCCTACATATGCCATATAGACGATTTCGTTAAAGGGAATAAAGATTATTATGGATTTGATATACAATCTGATAGAGAAATGGAATATGATTATGAATTAATCATAAACAAAATAAAACATGTCAATAACAATACTGGTAAATATGAACATATATCAATATTTAATGATTTCCCTGTATTAGGTTTTATGCTATGTCAGATAGCTAATTTAAATGACCTTAGGATTCTTGGTGGATATAGATATAGCATAAGATTGAAAAATATATCAGAAAGGGATATTGTTATAGACTATATAAATAGTATTTTTATAACATATGATAATATATGTATCTATAAAGTTGATAATATTGATGTTAGACGTGATATCCCTCGTGAATTTATCGATGATTTAAACGCTCTTTACAAAACTATTATTGATGACATTTTTGGATATAGATTTTCTATAAGAGTGGTGACTGGATATGATAATTGTATAATAGACAATATTGAGGTGTTTGTCCCAGTCAAGTCAAATATGGATATATCAAATAGTGTATCAAATATGTTTAGGAAATTTCTAAATGCTAAAAGAATTGAATTTTTTAATTTAATATCTGTTTTTGAATATTTTAACAATATTAATAATTTGAGCATAGGACATGTGATAACTAAGATATATAAAGATTTTGTCTATTTATATGATATGTCATTTGATATATTAGATAACAAGGTAGTATATACATATTTAGGGTCAGGTAATATTGATGGTTATATTAAGATAGGTAAAACCAATAATATTGACAAAAGGGAAAATACGATAAGAACCGGAAATATAGATTTTAAGATAATAGCCTTCGTTGGCAGAGACATAGAAAATGAATTGCATAGCAAATTTGAGATAAAAAGGATGGAAAGAGAATGGTTCCATTTGTCTGATAATGATATAGACAATATAATCAACGAGTATGGTTTTATCCGGGTAAGGAATAGTGTTAAAGATAAAAAGATATAGTTATACTATTGATGCTTAATGTAATCCAAAAATGGATTTACATAATAAGAGAAGGATAGGCGATTATCATCCTATCCTTCTTATTTTCGTTATCGGTTATTATATTTATACACAAAATCATCCACATCCATATACTCGCACCCGAAGTTCTCCGCCGTCTTCTTATCGGAGTCGGAGAACTGTCCTTCTTTCCCGGAAGCGTCCCCGATCATCAATATAGTATCCTTATAATAAATACTCCTCTATTTTCTTGGCCATATCAATAAGCATTTCGCATTTAAGGTCGTTAAACTCCTTGCAAAACCTCATGTCTTCCTCATGCTTTTCCTCAGGCGATCTGCTGTCGTTTATGCTATAACATGGTGATGAATATACCGGGATAGGTTTCATGGCCTCTATAGCCAATTTAATAGCCTTTTCACTGATCTCGCTCATATAATCCTCTTTTTGCACCCATATAATACCACTGTTAAAGCAATTTGGGTTTTCTAACTGGCAATTTCCATTGTCATAAAAACAACATCCTGTACAACATTCTTTCTCTATCTCTGAGACAGCCATGAATCTCTTCTCTTCATATATCATGGTATCTCCCTTTTTTATCTTATTCCTCTTTGTATTCATCTTATCAAACTTTTATATTCTACTTTCTTTAACTGCTCTTCGGTAGCTTTCTCCTTCGGGAACTTCCCGTGCCATTTACCGGGTACCACGACATCACGCCCGTCTGGGCTGGTAGCCAGCCTCCCGCATTCGCTGCACAGCCCCATGCCCTTGTACGGCTGTAGTCCCTTGGCATAGTCGAATTTATCCACCATATACTCGTTTGTCAACATCCAGTAACTAGACGTAGCGGTATTATCAACGCAACCGCATTTAGCACATACAAATAAGCTCATAGTAAGTTCTTTTTTGCCTCATTAAACAATCGTTCTACCATATTCTCAAATTCACCATCAGGTATATCTATTATATCTTTTGCCTGTACTTGGATGTTTTCACCTTTTGATAAAGAATAGTAATTATTCTTGACATCGCAATTAGCTACAGTGCCATTTATGTAAATAGAATCATCTGGTTCTAAATTATCCGCATAGCCATTCATACAAGATGTATGGATATGACATATATCATCTATTCTTATCATAAAAGAATCGTTGTGTTTAACATATTTCCCAATGACCCATTTATATTTTTCCTTTAGATCAATCTGTATTTTTATCCTTTCCGCCATTAACTGGGCTTCTAATTCTTCAATCTTATTCATATTCTATCTATTTTAATATTATTGTTATTAAATCTGTTTATCATCTCATTAAAGAATTGACGGTCTATCTCTATGAGCAAACAGTCCCTTCCCTCCTCGTAAGCCGCTATGCCTGTCGTTTCGCTTCCCGCTACCGAATCCATTACCATATCTCCCGGATTCGTATATGTCCGTATCAAGTATCTCAATAACTCCACCGGTTTCTGATTGGGATGGATGGCCGATTTCTGCTTGTCCGTCTTGAACGTCATGACCGATAGCGGATATCTTTCCGTGCTATCATACGTAGTTAGACCAGCCTTTCCATATAGCTCCGTTTCCTTGCATCCTACCTTGCTGGAGGCTTTGGATACTTTCCTTGCGTGACCATAAGTCTTTTGGGGATTATATGTATGTTTCCCAAGCGGCATGGGCGAGAAGATAAGTATCAGCTCATGGTTTCTTAACGGGGCTTTCTTGGCGTTAAGGAAACCGGTAGGGGTTGTCTTATGCCAAACAAGATCGTACCTGTACCATCCCGCGGGGGCGGCTCCCATGATCTCGACCGCCGCCGTGAGGGAACAGGTGACGGCTACCACCCCGTCCGGAGCTAACATTTTTTGGATTATTCCCCACATTTTGTCGTAGCTAAACTTATTCTTATCATATCTAGCTTGTGTTATCATATAAGGAGGATCAGCGAATACAAACCTTACCTTTCCTACCATATCCTTGAATATGGACATCGCCATACCCATATCCCCGTTAAACGCCCTTACTTTCCCGTTCATCATCAATCCTTTCTACTTTAATTGTTCCCATATCACCTGAAGGTAACGTGATATCACTATACACATTATTCCAGCTTTCGTCAATGGCCAACTGATGTAATATTGACCTATATATTTGGTAGGTGTTGCCGATAAGTCTCTTCCTATTTATCTTATCCTTACTGCCTCCATCGTACCCTATATGCTCAAAATCCTCAAGATCTGGGAACAACCTTCTTCTTATCGCTCGTGAGTTATTGACTATAAAGCTTCTTATCCCCAGCGATTCCGTCCTATCCATATCATCTATCAACGTATCTGTTGTATGCTGTAGATCCATGTCACCCGCCGCAAATCTACTGATGTCTTCCACGCATTGTGAGATCAACATCAGTTGCTCCCTTGTTAAGGTTATTTTGTAAAGTTGTTTATTGTTTATAACCATCTATTTGTTCTTTATATTAATTACTTCCATTTTATACTTCTCTGGATACTCTAGGCATGTGCATACTATTAAAATAGAATCATTCAACATGGTTACTTTATTACCCCTATCATCTACATAAACAGTTTTAGGATAACAATCAACATCTTCTTCTTTTTTTATCCTTACATCCTATCATAATAATAGATAGGATAATAATGCTTGCTTTAATCTTTGTCATAACAGTTCCATATCATTCTTGTATATCACGTCACCTTCTTTCATTTCGTCTATTTTATTAATTTCATTATCAATACAGTAAAGTTAAATATTGTACATACTATGGACATCCATAATGTTATACTTACCATAAATCCTAGGCTTTTAGGTATAGGATCTATTCTTCTGAATGTTAAGATCATGTATATAAATGTCTTTATGTTCATAATTTACGATATTTTTCTATATAGTTAACTATCAAATCTTTAACTCCTTTTGGTACATCTACCAGTTTGAGATTACCTTGGAATATGTCCTTGCCGTACTCATCCATAATCTCCCCGAATGAAGGATTCATGACTCTTGTTGACATAGATATCGGTTGATCAGTGTCAAATTTGATAACGATCTTCTTTCCACCGTTTATCGCCTTTTTAAAAGCCACGTAAAGCTTTCGACCTTTTATTATATCACAATTCCTTTTCAGGATATTAGACATATGTATGACATGCTCTTTCTTCGCATCTCCGGGGTTGTCCATCAGCTTAAGATCTCCTCCGACATCTTTCCATTTCCTGAAGCACGAAAAACATAGACTGTGATTTGCCTTGGCATGCTTAGGTATCATCCTGCTGCTGCCGGCTGGGATCGTGTCGCCACAGCAGATACATGTCCTATCCTTGTTGGTGCGCATCGGCACATAGCTCTTTATCGGGTATTCTTTTCTTTTATACATCTTCTTCTGTTTTCAAAATTATCATCACCATACTCATAATTAGGACAAGCTTTGTTGCTTGGTCGTCTAACATAAGTTTTTTGCTTCCTGTTATATTTACTGTTAGGATTTACATAATGGTCACACACTTGCCAAATAGAGCAACATACTTTCCCGTATCTTTTCGCCCACTCCTGATCATGTAGATGTATACAAGTGGCGCAAGTCGGATTCTTAAGCTTATCCTTGTTATCATCTATGATCTTATTGACCTTATCAAGAATAATATGCATTTTTTCAATATTTATGACGTTAAATGCGTCTGGCTCCGGAAGATATGTCATCGAGCTTATATCTATGTCCATTTCCTTGGATTTGTTGTAAGCCGATTTGTATTTCCTTACCATCAAATCTTTTAACTGATTTACCTTCTTCTCATATGTTCCCATGTCTCATTCGGTTTTCCATCCCTGTTTCCTTAATAAATCCACCATCATCCCCTTTATCTTAGGGCTAATGGCTTCGGTAAGTATATCAGCGGCCAAGTTAATAGAGAAGCTGGTCATCCTAGACTCCCCTATATACTTCTCGCTGGTAACTTCTTTCACATAATCGTGAATATCCTTAATCATCTCATTTTGAGATCTTAGGAGATCCAGTATCTCATCAAGTTTATCATTCATCTTTTTTCTCAAATACACCTGACAATAATCAGACAATCACTATCAGAAAGAAACACAACCCAAGCGCCTCATCCGGGTAATCATGCATAGCCTCTAAAATTCCCCTCATAACTTAACATCCATTTTGTTGATTATCTTATAAAATATATCCCTAGTCAGCTCAATATCATAAGTAGCGTCATGGAGTTTATTCTCATCAATCTCAATACCCATGGTCTTAGCCACGGTCATCAACTTAAAGTTCTCCATATCGTTTCTTACACCCATCAGGAATGGTGTCACCATAACATATACATCCATACAGTTGGGATAGAACCATGATCCGAAATACTTATCCCCACATTGCTGGAATAAAGCCCGTAGGAAGCTGTTATCGAATCCGGCGTTGTTATACCCCACTAAATACATTTTATCCCTCTTGTCGAACTTATTCACGTATTTGGATAATATACCAACTAACTGCCTATACCCTTCTTCCATAGGCTGATACGACTGCACTTGCTCCAAGGTAACGCCAGCCACGTCCAGCGCCTCCTGCTCTATCGTGGCGGCAGGGTTCGGGGCTAGGCGGATGTCGAACCTCTCAGCCTCCTGCCCGTCGATATCCACGATCCCTCCTATTTGGTGTATCCCGTTTCTCCAGAACTTAACCCCGGTTGTCTCTAAATCGAAAAATAGTAATTTACTGGTCATATTTTGTATATCTTTTAAATTATCCATGATTTGAACAATTAAACGCCAACCATCCACTTACAACTCCCATCGCAAAAATAAACAAAATCATAAGTGATAACAGCGCCCAATCTTCTGTATTTAGTTTATTGCTCTCCTTCTTTTCAACATTGAAATCGAAATCAAATGTCGTATTATTAGCTATCTTCCCATCAATGCCTTTGTTATTTAAATGGAGTTTCTTTTTGATTTTTCTTTTATTCATGTTTTATGTCTTTTAAATTACCCATAATTCAATCAATTAAATGCCAACCATCCGCCTGCAAATCCCATCGCTAAAACAGATAAGATTATAGACGTGAATAATATCCAATCTTTTGCGCTTAGCTCATTATTATCTCTCTTTATTTTCTCAAGATAATCATATATAGCTGTATAAACAGCATGGTGAATATTCTTGTCTCTAGCCCTTACGATATTATCATATTCATTATATCCTAGATTATAGGCGGCGCTTTCGATCCTTATATTCCCCGTAACCTTTTTATTTACATCGAAATCGAAACTAACCACTATATCGGTGGTTAGAGCGCTGGCAATTTTGCTTTTTATCTCATCATCACTGAGATTAGCATCGTGCACTAATTGCTCATAGTCTTTATCGTCAAGAATTATCTGTTTTTTAATGTTCATATCCCTAATATTTCTGCTACATAAACAAATCCATAACATATATAATTATCAGCGTCATGCTCACCCCAATTCACATGCCATACGACGGCGCACGGGAAATATAATGGCATATCCTCAGCCATAGGATCCTCTTTGAAGTCATCAATGTTTATCTTCTCCCTCCACCTCCACAGGTCTTGGATATCGTTCAAGATTAATTTGTTCATAACAATCTGGTTTTTAATACTGATACAAAGATAGGATTTAAACAAAAATAAAAGCATGAACAATATTAAAATAATATTAATCATGCTTAAATATAAATATATCCCTTCTAGTTCTCGCGGATATACGTATTCGTATTCATCTGGAGGAGATGTCTTATATTCAACATCGCACTCCATGTTGGTGTAATAGTTATCCCCTTTTCTGTATACTAACGCTACCCAACAGTCATATTTTTTTGCTGTATCCTATAAGAGGGACATTAGCCATAGGCGGATTATCCTCCGTTTTGTACCTTATTCTTGCTGTTTGTTTTATACTCATATAATCCATTTTTTAATAATGTTGTTATCAGTGAAAATAATGTATCTATAAGATGTTTCTCCTTTCCCCAATATATAGGAATATCATCTATATCCCTATATAATGCAAACCATGCGTTTTCTAGCTTATAACATTCGAATGTAGAACCCTCTATCTCATATGGGAGTAAATTCAGTAACGTCCCTACATCCCAAACAGGATTGGATATATCCGGGGTAACAGCCTCGATCAACCCTATACGACCAGCGTCATCCTCCATAGAATGCAATGAGTCAAGGTACTTGTCTCTGAAGCCGATGGCGGTGGAGATAGGGAGGCCGGCCTCGACCAGCATCCTCCCCTGTTCTTTTGTGGTGAATATTCTTTCCTTCATAATTTCATTTTCCTTTCTACTGTAACTATCGTATCATTATGCCATCCCCCATGAGCCACTAGAAGAATCTCCTGCTGCTCGAAACCAAGCCCTGCCCCTATACCGCCGGAGTTCCACGCGCAGGTAATGACCACCCCGCCCTTCTTGGTGATCCTAGCTATCTCCTTCTTCTGCCTAGCCCAGTAGCTGGATTGCGTTGTTTGCATATCAACAGCACCTCCAAGTCTTTTATACGACTCAGATACCTGTCTCGCAGAATATGGTGGATCATATAATACCATATCAGCTATATTATCATCAAGATGACACAAGAAGTCCGTGGCGTCTTTATGATACATAGCCTTAGTCTCAGGATCAAGATCGTTGGTTATCGTCCCTATATCGCTGTTTCTGGCGAATGGATCTACTATAACCATTCCGTCTTTTTTATATCTATCTATAAGTTCTCTTATCGGTCTTATGCTGAATGTCTCTTTATTCGGCATTGACCATTTTTTAGTAATTATCATGATCTATGAAGTTTATCCCATTCTTCTTTATCTACTCTTTTACCTTGTATATAAAACAACTGTATTGACCCATCATGAGTGTAAATTGCTTTAGACTTATCATTTTTTAATCTATCGAAAACATTACCAAACCTCTGTGATAATTTCATAGATTGATATTTTTCAAGAAAGTTATATTCTTGATCTGATAAATTTAATTCCTGTTTAATCATTTCCCTGCTTTTGCTCATACCAAATTTGATTGTTTATTTCCTTTTTGAAATTTAATTTCATAATACTTCTAGATATAGGATCACATATATCCTCCCACCAATTCTTGTGTCCTTTTGGTGGATGTATATCCTTTTTCCATGAAGACCCCTTAACTGTTTTGACTCTTCCGTATGGCTTCATTTTGCTCATGTTTATCACATGTCACATTAGTACCCGTTTCTGATGATCCGAACATAAGCTCATCAGTGATCTTGCGAAACTCCTTTACAATATCATTCATCTGCTTACGCTCTATGCTTCTTAGCAAATGGGCTATCACATCCACTGTCCATCCGTTTCCCGCTAAAGACATGGCCGTATTCGGGGCTATCCCATCAAGGTAATCATCCGGCAATGTCTGTAGCCTACACATCTCCACAGGAGTCAGGTATCTGAACTTATCTTTCATGTCAAAGGCATTAGGATATCTTCCGGGCGGTAATGATGATATCACGTTATCTTTCATGACTGTTGTAAGGCAATTACTTTTCTTAATAGAGGTAGTATTCTTGTCTTTTCTTACTTCCAGACATTGCGTTATTTTCACGTTCTTGTCATAATCCTTTCGATGTCCGTCCTCTCCTGTCCTTCTACCGACAATGACTCCTATATATATTCCTCTTATGGCTCCCGGATTCCAGCCCTTGTCATGCTCTAAAATATCATCCAACGATATATGTTTGTCTTTCGGCATTTCTACCGGCCAATTACACCAATAAAGACGATGCCGGGTCTGTGCCGAGACCAAGGCGCTATCGATCTCCACCGGCTCTACGCCCAGCTCCTCCGTTATCACTCGGCGATGCTCGTCCCGCATCCGGACGTTCTCGCCCAAGAACAGGATCTTACCTTTGGTCTCCTTCTTTAAATACCTTACGATGTCCGAAAAGCAGAAGAAAAGCCTTCCCCTTGCGTCCATAAACCCCTTACCCTTACCTGAGCTAGAGAAACTCTGGCAACAAAATCCTCCCATGACCAGATCTATGTCTTTCCAAGGGATATCCCATGTTCTCCAGTTATTGACATCCCCTAACTGGATGATATTCGGAAAATGTTTTTGACTTACCTTTATGCATGTCTTGTCTATCTCCGAGGCGTAATAAGTATCTATAGGTATGCCGGCCCTCCGTAACGCTAGATACCCACATGATATCCCGTCAAATAATGATAATACTTTCATATTATTTATCGTTTAGGTATATAATCACTTTAATTGTGATATTACTCTAATAGCATAGAAGGAAACGCCCTTTCTCTCATCATTTGGATAAAACTCATTCCCGTTATAAGTCACTAACCATGCTTTCTCATAATTATATTGAGTGCTAGTCCAATAACTTGTAGTGTCTTCGTCTATATCTAATCCATCGATAAGAGACATGCATCTGTTAATCTCATCTAAATTATTTATGATCTCCATCCATTCTCCCACTGATGCCAGATATCCCATTTGCCCGTTCTTGAATTAAGTAACAGTACATTCATAAGCGGCACTAGCATGCGTATATTCCGCGATACTTTGTGTGTTTTGAAATCCATTAAAATCTTTTTTTGCTTCATTACTTGATGTTATTGTAGTTACTCCTTGGATCAATCCAGTCGTATTAGACCAGCTTCGATTCTTAAGCTCAATACCTGAAATAACGAAGCTGCTGTTGTCGCTTATCAACGCCACTCCTACGGCGTCGTTTCTCCACGAATAATTCCATTTATCACTAGTATATAACTTGCCATTGGTGTGTAAGATATATATACCGTTTGAAACGGTTTGACCGCCTATCATCCTTCTTCTCATATTCTTCTACCTTGCTAATGTATGTTTATAATTCTAAGTTTATCATATTCTTCAGTAAGAATCCCATGATCAAACAATTTGCTAGCGTCTATTTCAAAGTCCCTATATTTGTCAGTTATATTGATATCAGCCCACATGTTCAATCTCCCCTTATCATCCAACTGCATATGGATAAAGCCTTTTGTCACCTTCTTCCCGGCTTTAAGAGCCTCTACGTCTTTATCGGTAATCTTTTTCATGCTTTCAATATTTTATCGATACAATTAAATTCATCTTTCATCCTGATCTTTATGCCCCCATATGATAATTCCTTATGAGCTGTGACAAAATAATCAACCGCATCTTCATCTAATAAACTATGCGGACACCTTTCCCATACAGGACTTTGATCTAGATGATCCCATGTAGCTACAAGTAACCTATTCTTGTCATTATCAATAGCTATTTTATATGTCCCTATAGTAGCCTTACGTTTAATGATCGCTCCATTTAACATCTGCTTCTTAGCCCAGCTCCATGAACCTCTCAACCCAAATGTCCTTATAACCCAGTCATTTATCTTCTTCATTTCAAGTTATTTGTTAAAAGCGTAATATAAATATAAATACATAAATTGGATAGGGCTATTCACCATACCCTTATCAGTAGGCTCGTCATACTTGTCAAGCCAAAGACGAAGCGCTTCCCAATCGATATCCCGCCGGTCACAGACCATGCAGGCTAGGTTAGCCCCGAACAGATCCCCTCCGCCACGTAAAGACTCGTTAAATCTCTTGGCTAGCCTTTTCTTGAATCCTTTATTGTACCAAATACCGGAGGTAGCGGCATAACAGTAATAAGCGTTGTATTTCATTTTCACACCCATCTTCTCAAATAAAGGCGTATGCCATATCCGGTCAAGGAAGAATACTATTCCACGATAGATAAAGGTTCGCAGGTTCTTTCTGTATCTTTTCCCCATGAAGTTATCCACACAAGATATAGTTCCGCCTGAATAGTACCAGTTATTGGCGCCTCTCTTAACCTTATCCGTCATCTTGAACTTATTTTTCCTATCCTCTACCCTATCCCAAGGCTTTAATTTATCCTCGTTAAATGTCGGGCAATAATGATAGTAATGATTGATCCATGAAAGGTATGGGTTGTATATCGTGTATCCATTATCGCTGACATATGAGTTTATATCATATCCAAGTTCTTTGGCTAGAATAAATCCTTCATCAGCTAATACCTTCAATATCGGGTTCAAGTTCCATATCTGGTCTTGACTGACGAACATCGAGTAGCATGGATCCTCATCCTCCCCATACCATCCTCCCATACCGCTCACTATTTTATCCAAATCAAGTGAATAATCTTTCCCGGATGAAAAATCATCTCTAAGAAAAAAACCTCTATATGGGATCATGTTATATACACCCGGTTGATCCTCAAACATATGCTTAGCGTTCTCGGTCAATCTGATCAATGTTTGCAAGGCGGAAGATATATCTATGGGCGCATATTCACACCCATAGACCTTATTATTTATCCAAAGATATTGAAGAAGCTCGGCTATGTTAATAGTCCCATCCTCTACATATCCTGTCTTGTTATCGAAATTTATTTTGGCTAGAGGTATATTACTCCCTTGTGGTTGGCCGCTTTTTTCATTACAGCAATGCACGAACCTGTCAAAGAATATATCTTTCCAGCCAAAATATTTGTCCATTATCGTCATAAGCCTATTTCTTGTCGTATAACGACATGACGTTAATAAGATCAGCCTTTCTAACCATCCCCTCAAGTTTGTTAAAGCCATCCATATTATCTCCACTGATGATGATAGTAGGATATACCTCTATACCGTACTTGGATATCTCCTCCTCCGTGGCCTTGTTCTCCGGGATCTGGTTCAACGTAACCTCACCCTCATACTCCTGTAACGTGTTGGCGATAATATATCGCATGTAATCGCTGTACTCAGCGTCTTTCTTCGTGAAAAAATCAATTCTTACCATCTCAAATAGTTTTTAATCTGTTAATAATCAAATCAGCAGTAAATATAGCATTATCTATCTCATCTACACCCATCTTCCTTCCATCGAAATTGTTAGATAATAAATCTTTCACGATCTGATATCTTCTCAACTCCCAATCTATGTCTATATCAAAATTAAGATGCCTTACACAATCATAATCCAGCTCCTTACCATTCTTATCAAGGTACTTAACTATCGGGAATGAAGTACCATTGTCAATAGTACGTGCGATCACATTAATGTACCTACCAGTCCTTTTGTCAATAGCTTTTAATTTCTCGTCTACTATTATTTCTCCTGATCCTTCCATTCTATTAACCCTTTGTTATGTTTATCGTAATATAATAACGCTATGGCGTTCCAGCATACGGCGGATAGATGCATGAATCCCTCCTTATCATATCTCTCCCCTTTCGTATAAGCGACCAAGTGCCTCATGAGTGCACCTAGATAACGATTAAATCCATCAGGTATATCTTGCCATGAGTTATCGGCGTACTTCTTGGCTCCTTCCGTATATACCCTCACGATGTCCTCTATCTCAGCCAAAGGAAGAAGATCCCACCGGAGTTTACCGTCGGCCCGGTCGTCCTTCCCGCTGCCGTCTTTCCCCACAAGCGGTCCGCTTTCCACCACTGCGTCTCCTATTTTTGGCTTCCCGAAATTTATCGCCTCATCCACCGTCTCATCATCAATAAGCCTTAACTTGATAGCCCTATTTAACGAAACAACCATCTCCTCATCAGCCCAAATGGATTTATATGTCTCATCAAATAACGGTTCTATTTTCATCATTCCCGTATTGTCGGCGGTTTCAAGTACCTCAAATACCTCACCATCATAAACGACTTTGTCGTATTTGCTAAATTCCTCTTTCATTTCAAACTCCTTTTTGTTTTATTATTAGGTAATTATATACTTTTTAGATTAATAAAATTCACTAAGATCCCTGCATTCTGGTGTTTCTCCTGTCATAGAATAAAGCTCACCAGATGATAGATATACGCAATGCGAGGTCTTCCCGTCTCTCCACTCGCTTCGCTTCGTAATTCCGCAAATAGCGCAGCGTTGGGTCCCCGGCCCCGCCTTTACCCACGAGTGCCGTACGTTTTTCTTTCTTGTCCTGTTGGTGTCGTCAAGTTTCCTCATAACTAATCCTCCAAAGTCATTATAATCTTATCTTCCCCGATAATAACCTCATTCCCGCTTCTTACATCAAAGCATCTCCCTTCATCTGCCTCCTTGAAATAAAGAACGCCATTGTACTCGAATAAACCGAAGCCGTAATCGTTTAGCTTCATTTCGTTAAGTTTTTTGAACTTATATACGTTTTTCATATTCTCCATATTTTTAATATTTCCTTCATTCATATAAAATATTGATGCAGATATTGATATTATTCCTATAGCTATCATAATTAATCCTCCGTGGAACATACCTCCATGTAAATCATCCCAGCCTTTCACCATTACAGCTATGGATAACATAATCACTGCCATACTAAGCAAGACCCATATCATATCACATTTTCTTTGTCTTTAGGAACTCCATCATATCCTCTGCGCTAAGCTGGAAGCCTGCCGCCGCCTTATGACCTCCTCCCCCGGGATAGGCCTTACGTGCCAGCGCCGAGACATCCAACTCCTCTTTGGTGGTATAGAACGAGCATCTGAAGAATCTGCCGTTCCAGCAAAATGGCATCATCAAATCATGTTTTCTAGGATCGTACATAGACTCGAATGTGGTGGAGTTAAACTCCGTAGTATTCATACATATCGCCTTGTATCCAAATATATCTGCCTCGAATGAGAACATCTTCATTTCTCCTCTGTTTTTCTCGATGATATACTCTATTATGGCCTCGCCATTTCTTATCATATCGGAAACAAACTCACCATTTGCCTTGTTTAGCACCTCCCTGACCATGTCAACGTCAAGCCCGCAATACCCTCTCATCCCATATTGGAATGAAAGAACGTCACTCCACTCGAACCGGTCGTGATCCCATACATCATAAGCACTCAATAATTCTACCACATTAGGAGTTTTGATGTCATCGAAAAGATATTCCCACGTAAGCTCACAGGTCGCCGTCCCTATACGCCTCTTGCCCTTTACCTCGTAATCCCTCATATCGTCTATGGCTGTCTTATGATGGTCTATCCATATGACATCTGTACCTTTATCCTTCCACTCATCGAAAAGGAATCTTGTTCTGTTTCCAAATGACACGTCAACTACAAACACCTTATCATATTTATTCACGTCAGGTATTTCCTTGCCGTAATTGTAAGGAAGAAGATCAATGTCCCCTTTGAAATACTTTTTTACTATAGCCGCTGACATTACTCCGTCAAGATCAGCCTCATGATATATACATCCTGTCATAATCTGTTGTTTTTGATTAAAAAATCTATGTATTCTTTTATATCCTTGTTCCTGTCATTATCCCAGTCAAATGTCTCGTTTATGAATTTGAAATACGATACTGGAATCGAATGAAACATCCATCCACAATACTTGCCGAATGTCATCACCGTAGATCCAAGGGGATGATCCGGCCTTCCGGGAACAGGGGCGGCGGTTACGCCCTGCGCCAGCCCCCTCCTACGATCTTTCTTGGCGGCTTTGATATCCAGATCTGTTTTCGTTACCTTATCCCCCATCGGGATATTAGTTATTAGCTTATCGCCGATAAACATTCCCCATCCATACCCCTTGTAGTTCTCTATACTAAGTTTCCTTATATCACCGAACCTTGACGAGTTGTTACAACAATCAACGACCAAAGCACTATCCTTTCCGTCTTTTATACGGACTGCCCTTCCAAGCCACTGATAAAACGACGAGAACGAGAATGTCGGCCTTCCTACTATCACGCAATCCAGACCCGGATGATCGAATCCCGTACCGAGGGCGGAATAGTTGAACACTACCTTCGTCTTACCTGACTTGAACCCCTCGACTATAGCCTCCCGCTGTTTCTTTGGCGTGCCTCCGTGAACCACTTCCGCCATGCCAGCGCATATCTTTGCGTTCATCCATTCGGCGGCGGTATTGCAGCTCTCAACAGAATCCATAAACACCAGTATAGATCTGCATACGTCTTTTAATACCATCAACCGACGTAAAATAAGGTTGTTTAAGCCGTTTTTTCTCACCGCCTCACTAATAGACTCGGCCGTATATTCGGAGCCGTTAGAATTAAGTTTAAGGGCATCTCCATTGAAATCCCATGTCTCATATTTAAGAGGTGTCCAAAATCCTTGCCTTATCATCTCCTCTACCTGTATCACGTGAATCAGGTTCTTGAAATATACCGGTCTCATACGAGTGATGAAATTAAGCTGGGAATATGACACCTGCCCTATCGACATCGTTTTAAGCCTGCATGGTGTAGCGGTAAACCCTATCACCTTTTTCGGTTTCAGTTCATTCATGAATGTCATGAACTCACTGCCGTCCTCCGGGCTATACCCGGCATGAGCCTCATCTATCAACACGTTCCTGATCCCCATCTCCTTAAGCTTATCAACAACCTTCTTGATAGACCCTAACGTGGCGTATATCATATTAGACAGCTCTTTCTTACCACAGGAAGCGGAGTAGATGGTAGCCGGTATGCCATACGACGTTATCTTGTCGTGGTTCTGTTGCAGCAATTCTTTTGATGGTTGTAAAATCAGCGTCTTATCTCCCATCAATCTAGCCGCCTCTGCTATCAGCAGTGACTTACCGCAACCTACAGGACCTACGATCAATACCGGATCATGTCTATCAGAATTTATGTAATCGGAGATACTTTTAACACACTCCTCTTGATATGGTCTTAATTTGTAAATCATTTGGATTTGTAGTTATCAAAAACGTCTTTTACGTACTCTAGTCTTATAGGGCATTCCCGACCATCATCCATCTTCACCATCAAAGTTTCTTTGGTTTTGCTTATGGCTATCACCTCTCCTACTCCTATCTGGGTATGGACTATATCGCCTAGCTTTATATTACATTTGATCATGGTCAAGCTTTTTATTAAATTCCTCTATCTTGCTCCTGTCTGTCTCCTTGGTCATCTTAGCCTCTTCCTTAAACATATCATACCCTTCCCGGATATTGTCGCCAACCATATTCTCTATCATCTCCCTTAGCTCATCGCTTCTTACGGCAAAAGATATCTGGAATGATTTACTTGTGCCTTTCATCAGGTAATCAATCTCCTTCTTACATTCTGCCATTAACCGATCCAGATTATCGAACTTAACGAACTTGGAGTTACCATTGGCTTTTCTTACCCCATCCTTGAAATCCTCCAATATCCCGCTAAATACATCCGCCATACACATCATGGAATGTAGCCATACCAGCATATTGAATTTATATTCATTATCAGCATTATTCATCAAGCCTATCAAAGACTCACTTTTTGTCAACATGATTTTAGATTCTCGATCTACGATATCCTTTATCTCTTGCCGGTATCTCATGGCACCAACGAAATCCATTTTAGAATAACATTCATTTGATTTCTCTACCAATTTCCTGATATCCTTTCTAGACATCAGAAGATCTAATATCTGTTTTTCTTTTTCACTTTTGTACATAATTAGCTCTTTTAGTGATACAAATATAATTAAAGCCTAGATATTTACCTAGGCTTTTTAATAAAGTTAATCTTTTTTATTCTTTCTTTTTGACTCATCCCAATCCGATGAGTACCTGCATGTCCCTTGTTTGTGGATCGAGAAATCGCACCAAAAACACAAGGGCTTGGGGCGGGGTTCAAGGCAGGCCGGCTGGCGTCCCATGAGGTAGCGCTTCTCGTACTTATACCCCTGTTTGGCGTCGTCCCAAACGTGAGCTTGATAGCTATCTATTTTATTTGTCTCGAAATCATACATATCAAGGAGAATATCGTTAAGCTCCTTGACCGACCTCTCTACTTTCTCCTTATCTACCTTCACGTTCTGATTGTCCAGCATGCGGGTAAAGAAATAGCTGCACATATCCGGTAATACCTTGTACTTTCTCAGTATGTAGAAGGCGTATATCGGATGCTGGAGATTATGAAGCAGCTTGTCTTCATCGAATAACTTTCTCCCGGACTTCCAGTCTATCGTATACATGACTATCCTGTCCTTTGTCTTATACTCTCCACGCCAGTCCACCGATCCTATGATATGCACCTTATCGTACGTCACGCCATCCAAGGTAAGTGGCTTGGGTAGCTTATAGGGCAGGACGAAGCTCTCCTCCACGCCGGCCGGTCTCGACCCCCGGACCACCTTCTCCATTGGCGTAAGATCAGACCATGCCTTCTTATAATTGCCAGCAGCATCCTTCTCAAACAACCCCACAATCCATCTTATTAGCCTAGCCGCATGTTGCATAGACTCGATCTGGGATTTTACGCTATCAAAAGGAATCTGTTCTATATCGGCGTAGTAATTGAAAGCCTTACTCATATCCTCATAAGAAGGTCTGCATCCGTTCTTGAAGAAATACTCCATTGTCTGGTGGATAACCGTACCATATGACGTAGCTTCGTGCTTTTCCGTGGATCTGTGACCCTCCACGTAAGTCTTATACCATTTATATGGGCACTGGATGAACGTGTCTATCTGCGAGTAAGAGGCGGCGAGAACCTTCTCTCCGTTTATAACCTTACATAATAAGTTATTCTCCGGTATTACCATAAAGCTTATCTATTTTTATGTCATGTCCGTATAAGTCCATTAACAGGTTTTGTAGATGGTGAAGATTCTTAATCTGAATAGGATCGCTTAGATCGTCTTCCAGATCCCTAAGCCCAAGATAATACCCATCATCAAAAATCTCTATAGATATTCCATAGCCTCGATATACATCCCGCCCCTTATCACGCTTGAAATAGATAGTATCAAGTATATTATCATCTATCTCAATAGGTATGACATCATCTTCCCCGGAATACCATTTCATTATCCCATCATCAACCTCACATTCAAGGATCAATGACTTACTTTCATTACGCATACCAGTAACGCACCCTACTCTCCATATATCACCAGCTTTGTCTTTTACAAGATTGCCCGGTCTTAACTCCTTAACTGAAATCATATTCTTCCTCCTCATGATCGTCATCACAATCATCGACAAGAGGGGTCTCTAACCCCTCTTCCCAATCATCATATCCGAAATCCATTACTTACCCTTAACCCAATCATACAACATATCCACAAAAATCCCTACAGTTAGTTCATCGACAGATTTATCGCCAAAGACATCATCCGGAATCCTTATATCCATCTTCTCTTCAATCCCCATCACCACCTCTACGAAATCCAAGGGATCCATACCCATGTCAGTTTCCAGATCATCCTCGTTATTGATCTCGGCGGCATGATTAAGACCCGTAAACTCACCCATTTTCTCGAATATCGTTTCCTTGACTACTTTTTCAACTTCTTTTCTTTCCATACTAAATCGACATTTTTAATCTTCTACCTAATTCTTTTTTTATATCCGATATCCTTTCGATGTCCATCTTAACATCGCCTGTGATAGCGTATTCCTTATCCATTTTCTTGGGAGGATCCGGGAGCCGGCTTATGGCGAACAACCATGCCAGTTCCTTGTTCTTGTTCTCCCTAAGATACAAGTCAGACGTCATGCCATACATTTTTATGATCGTATCGAATAACGTTGATTCCGATAAACTCATATGCACACTATATACATTTGATGGTTTCCATATCAAGTTATCCAATCTCATCGTATACTCACGTTTAAGATCTATGTGGGATATTACGGCTCTTACTATAGGTCCCTCCTTGAAGTTGGTATTAGCTACGAACCATACGAGCCGTTTCTCTACCTCCTTGATAGCTCCTGTATCCTTACCCATATCGTTATACACACCAACGATACGGTCCCGGATCCCCTCGACCTCCGGTGTCAGGCCGGGTGTCTCTATCAGCATCAGCAGCGACCCTCCCCTTGGCGTTATCTTCCACTTCCCATTCTTCTGAAGCTCGATATAACCAGATGCTTTATAACTATCTATTTTCTCCTTTGGAATGACGCTAGCCATCTCCTCTTTCTGCCGGATCATCAAAAGATACCCGACATCAGACATCGTTAATCCTGATGTCATCATCTGTTCAAAATTTATATACATAAGCTAATGAGTTAAAATATTGACCTGATCTTTCTGGCTACCCTCTCGACTATATCGGGATGATCATTTCCGTTATATATATCTATTAGCGTATCTATTATATGTAACCTTATGTTTTTCTTTGATGAATGAAACCAAAAATCTCCATTTTTTCTGTTTACAGGTTTGAACATCTTCAGTTCTGGTATAAGATAACACGCCACACATGATCTTTCAGCAAGTGATAATTCAACCGCTGCCTTTTCTATTGCTCTGCACATAAATGTATAATTATCATTCTTTATTAGATCGTAAGCTCTTCTCAACACCCTAAGGGCGTCTGCTTTCGATAATCTCTTTCCCTTTTTCATACTGTTTTACCGTATAAGATTCATTAGCCATACCAACTCTACCAACTGATATAGATTGATTTATAGATTGGTTAAGATGCCCTACAACCGACATCTTAGCCCTAACCGTATTAGCGCATCTTAGAAGGATTCGATAATCCTCTAACGCCCTCTCGTATCTTACGTCCACCCTAGCCCTTTTATCAGCATCAGTCATGCTCTTACATGTTCCGTCCTCCCTCAGGCTTATAGCGATCTTGTCCCGTATGATTCTGATATCATCCTCGGCTATCACCAGTTCGGCGTCAAGAACCCCCTTGTATGAGCTAAGAAGATCCTCCACCGCCACAACTTCCCTTTTTAGGTTCTCCAATTCCAATATCATTGAGTTGTCATTTATCCTTTTATACTCCTGTACTTTATTGGATACCTCATCACAGATACTCATGATCTCCTTTTCCCGTTCCCGGTTTATGATATATCTGATGCTGTATTTAGCCATTTCCTTTAACGAGGATATAATTTCCTTTATCCCCATCTTATCCTCAACCGACAATACGGTCTTCAAGAACATTTCCAGCACCTTTATCACTACAAGCAAGTAATTATGTCTCAATCTCATGTCAATAAGGTGTTTCGTCATGTACTATATTGAAATCATCACTAGGCGGTATATATTGTTGCTCCAACGGGATACTGGGAGGCGGGGGCGGGGGCGGCAGCGTCACCACGGTCGTGTCCGGCTTGCCGCTACCCACGGGGGCATCCGAGCCTCCCGGTCTTTCTTGGCGCACCACCCCTCCATCAGGATAATATCGCTCATATCCTTTCATGATATCTACATGTATCGCATCAATCTCCTCTAATGACCGTTGACGGACCTTTACGATATGATGGAATAATAATCCATCCACACGGAAGGATCGTCTTGATTCACTTTTAAAACGTTCCAGATTAGGATACCATCCTTGCGGAAATTGCATGTATGAGGAGTACCCGTATCTCTTCGGGATATTTAACGCTACCATAGCCGTACATAACTGTCCCAATGTATCTGATTGATAAAAATCAGATTGCTTTGGCATATGATCTTTTGGATCCCGTCGTCCTTCGATATCACGATTGAGTTGGGATATTATAAGAAAGAAAATATTAGGAAAAGTCCTTTTAGCTATATTGCACATGGTTATCAACGAGTCGATATTCCTTTTGGCATCTCCTGAACCTTGTATCAGGGCCGTATGATCTATAGACACGAATACCATTTTTTTATCTTTGTTTATTGGCATATACTCATTCCACAGAAAGTTTTGAAGCTCATCTACGGTTGATGGTTTAGGGATGTATGTTATTCTGCTGGAGTTTTCCTCCTTAAGACATTTCTGCATTTCCTTTATCTCTTCATCAGACATCTCGTTAAGGAGAATATCTTGTATATCCTTTCCCATTTTTTTTGATAGTGAACGCAACATCAAATCTTCTGGGTTCATCTCAAACTCACATCTTAACCATACATAATCATCTGCCTGTGGATTGATATTGACATTCATCACATTGCTCATGATCTTCTGCGCCAAATAAGACTTGCCGACTCCGGGCCTGGCGCCGATAGCCACCGCATGTTGTGGGTAGAACCCTCCCAGCAACGCCTTGTCAAGATAAGCGTATCCAGTACGAGCCGGGAGAAGCTCTCCCAACTGATACTTTCTTATTCTCTCATAGGCATCCATGATAATCTCCTTGGATGACCTCCATATCCTATCCTCACTCATCCTCTTGCGTTTCTATCGCCAGCCGTATCGGATTTAGATCCTCTGTTAGTTGATCTTGATTTATATCTTAACCCCTTAGCTGTATGGCATAGGTCCTTCCCCTTCCGATAAGCCTTTCCCTTCAACTTATCGGTCTTGTAGTTCTTACGACCCAACTCCCGTCTCTTGGCTTTCTGCTCAGGTCTGGCGTTGATCTTCTTATCCGTCTCAGCCTTCTTCTTTCTGGCTTCCGGATGTGTTCTGTAATATTCAGTCGATCTCCCCATCCTCTTCGTCCTCCTCATCATCATAATTCTCCATGATAAGATCCTCTCCATCCAGATATGAAGCTTTATCCTTTAGCCTAGATCTCATACTCTCATAAGGGTCATCTCCGTTCTCCACCTCCCATATGCATGCGTATGGGCCTATTATATCACTTAACTTCTCGGCTCGATCCTTACTTATTCCTTTCTCTATCATCTTATCCTTGCAATAAGACTTGTCGAACATCGACCCTCCTACATAATATCCAGTAGGCTTATGAATAAAAATTACCTTCATCTTTTATATAATTAATATTATCTACCAAATTTATTATTTCTCTTCTTTATACAGTCGCCATAGCTCATATCCATATCACACGCCACCGTATCGGTCGTGTTGTTTACCACATGGAACAGGAACTCCGGGCACCCGTGGCAGGCGTTGCTCCCGATCGCCACCGCTCCGTGCCTAGGGCAAGCCTTCTTTACCATGGTTCTATCATATATCCGTATATGATTATCGCCATACTTTTCAATATATCTCATGGTATTAAGTAGTGATGGCAAAGACATCTTATATGGGGATACATGTTCTATTGGTATATCCAATTCACCAGATAGGCTTTTGTAAATATCCTGTACATCCCGTTTTGTCCTATACGCAAATATATTAATCTCAGTCATTACCATATCCATACTCCTAAGAAGATCCGGCTTAGCCAGCCTCCCCATCGGTTTCCCAAAAGGATCGGATCTCATCCAAGCCCTACACTTCTCGCACCCAACTTGCTTCCCCTCCACCGTATTTATCATAGTGGATGGGATCTTGCAATATGGACATACGGATCCGTTTAACATAGCTTTCTGGGCTAAAGACAGTTCTTTCATACCTTTTCTTCTATCTCAACATTAAATAGATTGCAGAATCTATCAAAATTTCTGTTCTCTATTCTCATATCCTCCTCATACCTGTCAACCGATTTGATGAAATCATTATAACAGTCCTCGCACATCCATTGATTGATTACCGCTACATAATAGCCCACGGACGTAGGTCTGTTACACATATCGCAAATACCTAAGCACCCATATCTGGTAAGCTTATCCATCATCTCCTGTCTTGTTATTTCAAGCACCTTGAATCCCTTGTAATTATCAACTACCTTTGCCATTATTGTAAATTTGTTTAATTATAAAATAATCCGCTATATCCATCCCCTCATCTATATTGGGTTTTGATTCTAGAAAATCACTTATCTCTATATTCATCCCCCTCATATCCTTGTCTACCTTCTTTCTCCATTCGTTGAAAGCGTCGCCCTTATCCGGGTACAGGACTATCCGCCTCCTACCCAATGTCTCTACCATCTCCCTCTTCAACATATGGATACCGCCACAGGCCATGAACAACCTACTAGGGTACACGATGTTGCAGATAACAGCCGTCTTCTCTGACTCTACTATATACACCGGAGCGTCATTGGGATAGAAGTTGATAAGGAACTCCCCGAACAGGCATTGCCTAAGCAGGTAATCCTGACCGTCCAGTATATGCACCCAACATACGTGATCCATGGGAACCTTTACCCTCTTCCCGTCAGGCCCGTAGTCCATTATCTTCCCGGTCCGCACCACCCAATTCTTATCCAGTTGCCAGAACACACAGCACTTACCCCAGTCCCCGAATCTCATCATCCCCACCTTATACAAGCTAAATGCCCTATTGGTATGATACGATCCGAATATATTGGATAGATAATCCTGAAGATCAGATGTCTCGAAAGGATTAAGCGTCTCAAACATCTTGCTTACCGGAATGCAGTTGGCTATATCCGGATCCACGGGAGGCCTATACCTCCTTAATACTTTGTTTGAATCGGTAAAAAGATCATTGCTCCCAAGCTCATTGCCTGTTGGATATTTAAAATAACCACATTTATTTTTGTGATCACATACTCCAAACTGCTCCCCTACTATCTGTCCGGTGGTTACATCTACGTACGGCGTAAAGCATCTATCCCTGCCGCATTGCGGGCACGTCAGCTTTCTTCTTGGCTTACTATGATCCAATTCATATCTGTGAACGCTCTTGTCAAATTCCCTAAACTCCATTATCCTATCCTCTCACTCATGATTCGATAAATATAATCTCTCAGTGATTCTTTTCTTATCAAGTTATTCAATTCAAAATCACTTTCTATATCCAAAGATCCTATTCTTGATGTAACCGTATAATTGGTTTTCTCGAACTTATACTTTCCTTGGAGATATACGACTGTAGCCATGTTAAGTATAGGATTATCAGTTTGTCTCTTCAGTTTATATTGGCTTGTCTTGGCGGTAGGATCACCCGGAGCGAAGTTATAGATCTCCTCTATCTCCAATATCTTTCCGTAGTTCTCCATTATCATTCTTCTATATAACTCAAGCTGGAAAGCATACTCATCATAAAAATTGCCTTTCCTGTTTGATTTGAAGTCCAATATAGCAAATATCCTCCTGCATCTCTTTATCTTCTTTTTCTCTGTCTTAGGTTGGCCTTTCTTGGCTCCAGTCTTGTAGAGCTCTCCTGTCTCGACCTCTATCTCCACCATCTCCGGCTCACTATCCATCTCCACCACGGCATCCACAGAGGAAGCCACTTTCAATCTCCTTGACCTCAACATCTTCTCAATCAACACAGGTTTTACATGTCTTTCTTTACAGAATATAGCGAATGATATTAGATCTTCTATCAACTCATCCATATTATCCACTAATATCCGCTCCATCCTATACTTGTCTATTCTCAACTTAGCTTCCTTGACAGCTTTTCTTATCCATGTTGGAATCAGTTTTATCTTAACTCCAGTCAGATACAATCCAAATAAGTAATGCATGATCGTACCCAAGTCAGCCCGGTAGTTGGCGTACTCGTCTGGATCCTTACCCTTGAGTCTCATCTCATTTTTCCATTTTTCTAATGCCCCGGAAGTATCACAATACCCATTAGCGATATTGTTAGTAGCCCCATCATATATGATAGGGTATCCATCAGCTCCCATTTCATAATAAACACGCTTGCCAGCCACGGTCATTCTGTATAAGACTGGTGTCGGGATATCCTTGATCCATTCAGCGGCATAATACTGTTGCTCAGTTTCCAGATCATACTCAATTTCTATCTCCTCATCAGGTTCTTTTTTAGGCTCGTCAACAGGCTTTTCTTCCTCATAGATATCTTCCTTCGGAACCGTTGATAAAACGTCTAATATGCCAAAGAATGCGGTAAATTTAGGATCTGTATGATATGCCCTTAATATTGGAAGTGATGATCGCCAGTAATATGATGGCGCATACTCATCCATCCCTTTATCAGGATTCGCCTTTATTACCACTCCATCATCCGTGATGACCATATGATGCCTTTTAGATAAACGGATCCTCATGTCATCAAACGATTCCTGATCGCTTATGACTTCCATAATCGTTCCGTTATTATATATCGTGTCACTTATAGCCTCGTATCCGAGAGCTAGAAGTAATCTTTGTTTTCTTCTATCCATAATAATAATCTGGTTTTTAATTTACCATCCTCCTCGACTTTAGGTGCGAGATCCCTCATCTTTTTGGCCACTAAAAGCCATGTGTCACCGAACTCCTCTAAAAGCCGATCAAAATCCATCGTGTCTAGCAGATAGTCAAACCTCGTGTGTTCGTCTATCGTCAAATAAATAACATTATCATTATCCTCAGCGACAGACTTATATCTTCGTTTAGGATATAAGTGGCATATATTGCCTACTCCGGGGCATGGTATATACATCCCCGTAAGGGATCTTCTTACCATACTTAATCTTGCCACATGAGCGCCAAAAAAGATGCTGAGGCTTCGTCCCTTCGGCTTGGTCTTCACCCGTATCGCCGTCCTTTCCTTTGGCGGTAGTTCCCTAGCCCGGCACGCAGGGCACAATCCCTTGCTCCTTATGGCTACCATCCTGCCGCACCTCTCACATGGTAACATCCTACCCTTCATGCCTTTTTCTTTTTATAACTTTTATTAAACTCCATGAGGCTCATGGCTCTATATCTCTTAAGCCTATCTATTTTGCCCTTCGTCCAATCCTGATCCTTGAAATTGATGATCGTGTCGAATATCTGAGCTAGTTCCCGGATATTAAAACTCCTGTTTTGTATCTTCTTATAGAACCCCGATCTGCTATATCCTAATTTAGAAGCTAGATAAGTTTTGTTAGACAATGTGAGGATACGATAAATCGTACCCTCCATTTTACTTATCTCCATCAACTTCTCGGCTATGGACGACGTGGTTTCGTAGCTAGCTTTACTGCCTACTATCCTCATTTTTTCTCCGGATTCCTGATCTTACCATCAAACTCGTAAAAGTCCATCAGTTTCTTCTCTTCCTTGATACAAGTGACAACGAAATCTGATATGGTTCCTTTCATGCCTTCCTCGAAATTCTTTTTGGCATGATCAAGGTCATTGGCCCGAACGATGTAGTTAAACGCCTTGCGTTTCTCATTGCCCGATTTCTCGTCTATCGTAATATAATCAGCCGTGACCTTATAGAACCGGTCTCCATCCATGGCAAATAATTCCGCTATCCGGAATCGTTTGATATCAACGCTAAACTCACCGGAGATAAACGGTTTCATCTCCTCTATAATTCTAGCCTCACACTCTGTATAAGAAAGGGCATCCACTAAATACTCTTCCTTTACCTTCTTCTTCATGCCGTTCTCGGCATCGGTCTCATAAGAAACCGTACATTTAAACCAATTATGCATCTTAATCTATATTATTGTTAAACAATGGGTAATCCTTTATCCCTTCACGAATATATCTTTCCGTATCATCATCCACATCATAAGCTTTCTTAAAAAACGTCATAGCCGTATTCGTGTCATGATCCACCAACGGAAGATATTCCTTTACAAAAAGGAATCTAAGATGATTCATATGATCAATCTTATTTCTTACATCGATTACCTTCGACCAGATCTCGGCGTGGATTTCACTCATTCTTTTTATACCCTTCTTGTATTTATCTACCTGATCTTTATACTCCTCCTCAATCTTATTATTCTTGTCCTTGATAGATTTGTAGGATTCCTCATCTTTCGTATCAAACATTGGAATATGTTTGATATTGATTATATCCAACTTATTATATATCTTCTCATTGGATATAGTGAAATCGTATGTAGTCTTGTATAAATCAAACTTACTTAAGAACTTAGCTATTTTAATAGCATCATCCTGATTAAAAACAGCTATGCTCAATCCTTCTAAAAGGTAGAAGAAATTAGATGGAGAAATAGGTTTATAGTCGTATTTCTTCATAACTGGAGGTTCGTCCACAAACCTAACACCCTCCTTAGCGCATCTTGTTATGATCAATCTATCTATCTGCTCGTCAGTAAGATCATATATCTCCTGATCGGTCATCTCATTAATTGTCTTCATCGTCATCCTTCTCCATCATTATAGCCTTTACCGCCTTTTGTTTGTAAACCTCACTCATAAGGCAGGTAAAATCCATATCATCCATACCAGCCATAACATTGGCTTCTACTTCCAAATTCATCTCAATGTTCTTTACCGAGATTTCATAGTTATCATCATCTTCTTTATAGAAAATGACTTTACCACCATACTCGAAACCATCATCCTCGGCCTTAACCATATCGATGATCCTCTCTAACTCCTTTACAAATTTACTCTTTTTCATATGTGTAATTTTTATGTGTCTACAAAAGTAGACATTTTGTTTTTGAATTAAATTAAATAATGATTATTAATAGTTAATTTACTTTTTCATTCTATCAGCTTTTTTCTGAAGGCTTTCCGCTAAATCATAGAAAGCTATATTTACCAAATCATAATCTTTCGTGGTCCGTATCGATCTACTTACCTTATCCGATTCTATTAAAATATCAACGCTTTGAGCGAATACCTCTAACGCTAATATCATGGCCTCTCTTTTTGTCATATTTAAAATTTTGCATTTTTTATATCAAAATAATCTATGAATCTATCCCATAGCTCTCTATTCTTTTTATTAGGCTTGAATTTCCCGGATTGTACTCTTCTCACCAGTCCCTTAAAATCATCCACTGTTCTCTTTGATAAATACCACGCTAATACCATATTTGGATTTTCTCCTAACTCTTGATAGTGACCGTCTTTTACAAGTATCTCTATCTCATTTAGGAACTTCTTTGTCTGATGAGGATAATCAAACGGATATTTCATCATCTCTCCGATACTTGACATTGGGCATAATATACATCCTATTCTTTTCAGCCCTTTGTCATATAAGTCGCAATGCTTGATATTCATCTTATTCAAGAACTCCCATACATCCTTGTCCGTCCATGCTAATATTGGTGATATTATCACCTTATCCTTTCCACCAACACAAGAGACCATCTTTTCCTTATGCTCATCAAACTGATCGAATGATATATCATACTTTCTTTTACTGGTTCCGATCTCATTCCTTTTAGATCTTGTCTTGGATTCCTCCGCCCTTATCCCTACTAAAGTCACCGTACCTCCGCCTCCTCTCTCCTTGAGGACTTCACAGCAATATCTTTACGTTTTTGATGGAAGACATTTCTTTTTTCTTATAAGTTGGTAAAAATTAATATCCGGAACATGCCTTATCACGTCTGGGTAATTGTTCTTCACGAAAGATACTACGTTCGCCGGATCCACTGTAGTCATATTCATATGAGCCTCGAACTTAACGCCGGCTAATTTAGCTATATGGTAAAGAGCCTGACTATCCTTGCCTCCACTGAAAGCTAGATAATATCCCTTATCGTAAAATCTTAGGGCAAACTCCTCCCCTTTTCTTAATACCTCAATGGAGTGTTTTATTTTCTCCATCAACCCATCGGAAAAACTATACTTATTTTTAAGTTCCTCCATCTCCATATTACTATCCTCCATATATTTTAAGTCCTTTTATGTTGTATTTGCTTATATCCGCGCACAAATTACACCCTCCACAACAACAACACCACGAGCAAAAGGCTAGTCGCTCCTGCTCCGGCCTACCTTGAAACTCCACTGTCGCCCTATACCATGCTGGTGATAATACCCTGACCTTCTCCGGTACGGGCGGCGTCATGAGCACAGATCGCCGCCTTCCTTTGGCATCTTCCCTATTTCTCATTTGGGTTGTCCTTTAACAGCTCAGCTATCTTATCGTCCTTCAACATATTTTGCTTTCTCATGTTATCTACGACAAAGGCAGCGAACGCCATATCATACCTTTTCCTTAACTCATTGACAAAAGATTTGGCTTTTGATTCTACCATTGTCTCGATGTTGCTGTCTACAACTTTCTTCATCCTGCCTCTTATAAACTCGTCTACTGTCAACTCCTCATCCATATAATCTAACCTGAATCTATATTTCTTCTCGCTGGCGTTCTCGATGAGATCGCTCATTGATTCCCTCGCTATATCCTCAATTTTCTGTGATATCGGATTGGATATTTCTCTCATCAACTCATTCTTGAACTTTTCTTTAAGTTCACGTACTACGGCTAACCTGACCGAGCTGGTAAACTCCTCTTTCAACGTCGCTTCATTGTACATAGCTTCCTCGAATACATCTTCCAAATTTAATTCTACTTGAATTTTCATATCATTATATTTTAATAAATTATGAATTTTTTAGGCATATAATTATCATGTATTATTTCCCCTCATCTTTTAATATTAATTTCTTCCCGATCTTTTTAATTTTTGTCGGTCTTGATAATCGATAGTCTCTTTCTATCGGTCTATTAAGTACATCATCCTTGTGCCCCTTGTATCCTTTCTCGTAAGCACTAACCCTTGCGCAAAACTCAACCACATCGCCTGGCGATAAATCAGCATCACTAAATCCTTTTGTTAAATCGAACCACAAATGATCTGATACTATTTTGCTATCAAGTGTCACATCTTGTAAAAGCATCGTTTTTACAGGTCCAATGTATCCATTCCTAAATCCAAATCTAACAAAGGTTGCTGTAAACACATGGCGTCCTTTTGATCCTATTGTTCTCAATTCTTCTCTCATCTCCTTTCTTATTTTTTATTCATAAAACCAGTAATTTTCTTCAAATACCCTTTTGTCATCTCAATAAAGTTCACGCAATCCAGCTTGCTCAACTTGTAAATCAAAGCCGGGTTATGAATTACGGCTATAATTTGTGTTTGCGGTTTATGAAATGACAATACCTTGTACAGATCCATGATATTGTCAATATCTAAATTCCTGTCCGGCTCATCCATAAGGATTGTATACTCAAAATCCTTCTCCATTAATACCACATGATTGTCTTTGTAGTATTTTAAAAGATTGTCGATCCTGTTTGCCCAGAACTCATTTGACTTTTTCTTAAATTCCATAAGCTTCTGTATCGGAAACGCATACTCATCTTGGTTAAACACAAAATCAAAGAGCGAGTTCATGGCATGAAGGTTCTTCTCCCCAGAGGACCTAGATGCTCCATTCATATACAAACTTAAATTATTGATATTATCCAATATATCATCCTTTCTCATTTCAGTTTGCTGTAGGAGATGGAATACCTTCCCGATATAATCCGACTTAATACTGATCCCGTCAAGCACCTTGTCATCATCAAATATATCCGGGAAATACAATGCTTCTGACGGTAATTCAGAACACATCTTTTTCTCGCACAACATGTACTTCGATATCATATTCAGGAGGGTTGATTTCCCGCTCCCGTTCTTGCCTACAATCACATTCACGCCGGGCTTGAATATAAACTCAGAGCCATTTTTGAACGCTTTTATCTTTTGGATATATTTAAATGGAGTCTTCTTGTTGTCGTCTATCCTTATAGAAGTTATCATCTTATATGATTTTGTGTTTAATTATTTAAGCCTTTCATCAATCGCCAAATCAAATATCTTATCAAGACATTTCCTCATCTCCGCCGCCCCGATGATCGCCTTTCGATTCCCGAACGAGAGCCACGAAGTAATGAACCCACTGACCTCCGCGTCCCGCCCGGAATACCGCCTTGGGAACTGGACGGGATCGCTGGCAATAAAGTCGGCGGTTTCGTATTTGTCCGCCATGCATTTCGGCATGTCTACAAATTTGTCATTCATTGTTTATCCCTTCATTTGTTCGCATGCCAATCTTTCAAGTTCCGGTGTAACGTTGGTATTCATTATGCCTTTCAAGCAAGGGCATTGTCGCCAGACTATATCATAAATCTTTGACAATTCAATCAAAGCCTCATTGTTTGATTCAACTGTCATAATCCAATTGTCCGGCGATATCTCTATCTCCCTGCATGGTATTTCTTTCTTGCCTTTTGGCATATATCCGTTCTGATAGTCTTTTACATTACATCTACCAAAATATCTTCCAGTGAGTATTCCGTTTTCGTCCGTCTCAAACAACCCTCCTATCCATCCTATCTTATGGATGTTCTCCGTCCACGTTCGAGTGGCGAATAAAAACTTTTTTACAGGAACTTTTGAAAATGCATCAACATCATGGATACTCCCGTCCGGCTCTTTGAATATCGATGATTTTCTTTTATTCTGGCAACTCCCGTCTAAGCCTATTTTTTCCCATTCGCCATCGTCAAATCTCAAAGGAGAGATTATATCAAAACTGCAAAGTTTCTTGACGAGATTGATTTCAAATGGTGCCGAGAATCCGCTGTTACCATGAGAAGAGAACAGCGCGACAGCTTCTATTACCTGTTCGCGCATCCATTTGTTAGGACCGTCCTCTTCTTTGCTATATCCGGCTAATTCCAATTCTCTTATCGCATGTTTACATAAATTACTGTTTGCGATAATATACCGAAGAGCCTTCTTGTTGATAAGGCTCTTCTTGCTCATTTTCTTTACAATTCTTCTACTCTTTTTCATGTTTAATGTTATTTAATGTTTTAATCACCAATCTCCTCTATCATTCGTATTGTGCCATGACCATCTGTTTCGCGAAATCTTTGTACGCCACTATTTTTCGCAGGTTTGCTCGCATTCGTATTTCCCCGATACCGCCGACCGGAGACAAGGCGCCTGTATTAACACCTCTTCCCATGTTTATTCCTCCTTGTTATATAATTGCTTGTTTTTATATTCCAACATCCTTCCCATCCTCTTTAACCCAATTAACTGTATCGCAATACCAACAATACCCTGTCTTGGAATCCTTTTTATGAGAATGGGATCCACATGTGGCGCACCAATAATTATCATCCATATTGTATGTATAACTTTCATCCTCATGCATTTTGGCTATTCTAGCTACCCTATCCTCCAGCAGATCCTTTAGATAATGGCATTCGTAAGGTCTATCCTCTTCCTTTAATATATAAATATCGATATCCATCATGCTCCCCATCCTGTCCGTACACATACACTCGGCGGCATGGCGCACGTTCCCTTCCGGCATCCCCGGAACTATCTCCCGGATCACCGCCTCCATCTTCTGTTGGTATTCGGTGTCTACTTTGATCACCAAATCCTCTAATTTATCTATTAAACTCATGATCTTTTTACTTCTTTATATATAATATCCGTACTGTCTTTTCTATCTACATTAATACAGCAAGTATTCTTACAATAATAATTCCTATCATTAAATATACATCCATCACAACCGCTACCGTCATCCTCTATTACCGCCAATTCTATTATTCCCGAACCGATATCATATTTAAATACTTCACCTATCTTATGATACCCTATATCATCCAACTTTTTTATATGATTATTTCTATTAAATATAAATCCATCGATAAATTCATTCATTTTATCGTTTGGATCATTTTTATCCAATAACGCCTCACATTCATTTTTGTCAAATCTGAATGATAGTATAAAATATCTTGCCATACCAAGATTTTCCAAACTCACCAGCTTTTGTATGCATAACCATATCCCTTGTCTTATGCCTTCCTCCTTAGCCTTATCGATCGTATTCTCGCTCATAATTCTATTTTCTTAAAAATTACACTTTTATCATCCTCTCTAACACTACTAAAGCATCTCATGTTACTACAGATATTCGTATCCACAAAACAACATTTACTACAAATGTCATTCCTAATGACTGTCTGACATGCTACCGCTTTTATAATTTTATTATTTATCCTAAAAGAGTGAACTACGCCTATTCCCGAATCCAGAGGACGATCATTACGATATACATCATCCATCTTATCTATCCTGACGACCATTATATTATCATTTGTCTCACGCTCACTCTTATTACACCCCTTGCATAATATCTCGCTATTTGATAAATAACATCCATTACACCCCAGCATTGATCTTTTTACAGCCTTGATCTCCACCATCTCCTTTTGATTGTTCATGAAGCTATATGTATCACCTACTTTCATTGTAGATATATCTATATCAATCATCTGATTATCCTCATCTAAATCTATCTTACGACCGAATATCGTATCAATAAACTCAAGCATTTCATCATCAAACGACCCACTTTCCTCTTGTAGCTTTCTACACTCATCCTCAGTCAATCCACAAGAAGATACCAGCTCCTCCGCAGCTTGCGTCCATCGCCCGTCGTAGGCTAGCTCCTGAACCGCCAGCCATATCCCTTGGTTCATGCCCTTCATTCTTGTCTTATCTGAAATATCCTTATCCTCCATATTCTCAATCATTTTTAATTCTTGTTTCCAAAAAGCTATATATCCATCTTCTATATTGCTATGATATACAACATCATTGGTGCCATTATCCAATATCTCATATACGTCACCCTGCTCATCCATTACCCCACGAAACACATTCTCTCTATCCAAGAAATAACATGATTTTTGCACTTCTGGCAGCGAACCATCCAATGATATCCACTCCGATCCCATCAAAGTTATTTTAGCTCCCATATGATTCTCCATTTAATATGATTACCTTAGTTTTATTAAATTGATCTGATCTTTCGATCTCTCATCTCATTCTTATCCTTAAACATCATTATCCTATTAACAATTCCCTCCGATTCCATGTACGTCGAGAATCCATGTATTCTTAGATATTGGATAGCTGATAATGATTTCTCTAATATCTCCTTATATTCTATATCTGTTTTAACTGCTTTCCCCATGATCTTTTCCCTCCATTTCTTCTAATATGATTTTAACCAGATATACTACCTCGTCTATCTGGTCGTAATAAACATTCACCCCATCAACTTTATCATTGTTTTCATCATATCCATCAACCATCAAATTATCTTCCCCCGATAAATACACGGATGTTATAGATAAACAAATCAACCCGTTATCGGTAAAGATCCTTATTTCAGCCGGAAAATCATCTATATGGCCTACGCTACTCACATCAAGATCAAGTCTCCCTGTTCTTTTAATCAAATCAACCATAGCCCCATAAGCTACTACGTTCGCATTTAATAGCATTTTATTTAATGCATTTACTCTTTCTACGTCTTTCATAATCTCCAACCCCTTTGTATTACATTGTTATACGTTATCCTGATTTTCATGAAATGATCTTTAGTATAAGCAAAAGACCCCAATAATGACAAGCATGATCATAAGCCAGATGAATGCGCTTATAAGACACCCCTCACCAAGATTACCCATATCCCTAAAGAATAAGTAATTAAAAAATATTTTCATTCTATCCATAATAAACTTTATTTAATGCGTTTATTCTTTCTACGTTTTTCATATCCACCCCCTTTGTATTACATCATTATATGTTATCCCATTATCTTGAATCAGTTTCATAAAAGAATTTTCGGTATAAGCCAGAGATTCCCCTCTGTTAGCCCTCTCTATATTCTCACTCATCATCCCCATAGCCTGTATTAAGGCCGCTGAGGAGTTGGCTATCAATTTAGCCGCTTCCATTATCCTATTATCGTCCATAATCATATTACTTTAACTTCCTCGTTCCACAAATGTCTTTCATGTACCATGGTTATTCCTATCAAAATTCCGGTATCTTCTCCCCAATATTCAAGTATTTGATTCCTGAATTTGTGACGCAACTCTTGCATCTTTCCCTTATCCCTATTATAAGGCGAGAAGTCAGATAATCTTACTGTCTTCATATTCTATTTAAACTTTTTAAGTTTAGATCACTTAATGTCAATACTTTTTTATCCAATAGATCAATAAGCAGCATCGCCCTCGACTCCACCTCTGTACTTCCAAATCCACTATACACTTCTGTTTGTGGGTTGTAAGCATCGTATCGAACATAAGCAGCTTCATAGTATTCGCCATCCTTATTCGGGAAATATTGTGTCAACTGCAACCAGTCATCCCATATTTTTGATTTACTGATATTTATCATACTTGGTAGTATCTCTCCAAGTTCATGACTCATATAAGCCGGTATGAGGTCTCCTTCTTTTCTGTATGAATATCTCATTGTATTTTGTGTAACTGATTCTGTTTGGGATCCCCCTCCTTTCATCTCTTTCACAAAATAAAATTCCGACTCTGAATTTACACCCAACTCATGCAACTTTAATGCAAGCTCATAAGGACATATAAAATTTTGATATTTCATGTTATTCTATATTTTCGTTTCTGTAATCCCCGGCATAGTCCAACCATACCCTGTAATCATTTCTGTACTTGGCCGCCTTTATTTTCATATTCCGGTATATATTCTTATTCACATTTTCGCCAAGTACTCTCCCTACCTCCTTCTATAAGACCGCCCCGATAAGAGGATAGACGTCCGAATAATTGCCTTCACACTTCTCGAAATCTATCACCTTGTTCCCTATTGCCCGCTCCAATGCCTTATCCATTGCCTTTATGATGGATTCTTGCACATTTTTATATCGATTGATAAAATCCTGTCTTATAGATACCATATCTCCTTCTTTAATACTCATATTTTCTTACGTATTTATATGTTATTTTATTACTCAACCAAGCCAACGAGCAAGGGCTGCGCCTTGTCTTCCCCGACCGCCTACCCATATACGCCGGCTCCACCGGTAACGCCACCCATGACATCTTGGATGTTTCTCCCGTAAATCTGATAGTGATTGCCATAGCTCTCAAATGTTAGTTGATATCTGTTTAATCCCATCCTAATTGTCTCGCAACACCCTCCATCTCGCTATATGCGATCCTATGACATCCAGCAACCAATATATCATTCTTATAGCTATTGATCTTCCATTTGTGACCGGTTGTATCCAATACCATATCGTGTTGGAATTTACTGCCATTATGGAAGAACTTTATCAATTTCCAAAGTCTCTCAGCCTCAGCTCGTCCTATCTTGATATTCTTACTAGTCTCAATTATGCCATTCTTGATGCGAAGCCATACGTTAGGCTGGTCATCCTCCAAATAATAATGTAGATATAATTCCAGAATCTTGCCAGACTTCCACATCTCGATCTGTTCTTCAAATTTTTTCTTGCGATCTTCTTTTTCTTTTCTTCTTTTTTCAAAAATTAAAGCCTCTTTTTTCGCCTGACTGTCTTCCCATCTCTGACATCTGGCCACATACTCAGCCCACGTTCCTTCACCACAAATCTCATCTACTATCACATTGGTCGTTCCTAAAGTTTCTAACGCTTGATGATTTAGCAATACCTCAAACACACGCTTTAACTCATGGACATATTCACTTTTAATCTTATCCGATTCATAAGATAACTCATGTTTAGTTCCGATCCAGGTGTTTGCACTCTTTTTAAGAAGACTCTTGGGAGTACCCATATTAAAGAACTCAATATAATCCATTAGACTTCTAAATACTCCCCAAACATCCCTATAAGACAGGCTTGTTCTGACCTTCTTGTATTTCTCGATAACCTCTTTGATAAGCTCCAATCGACTGGTGATAAAAGCCATGCTACCATCATCAGACATATTATATCCAACAGAAAATACCTTTGAACCAGTTGGTATTGCACTACGAACACAACGTTGATGTTTACAGGTAGAAGAAGAATAATACTTATCGTTAAGCAAATACGCCTTTTCACCACACTTATTTCTTACGATTCTTCCAACCTCAAAATGATAACCATAAGAATAAATACTTCTACCTTCAAAGAAAAGATTACTACCTCTTGCGGATTCTTTCTTTTCGTTTGCCCACAAATGAGCGACCATAGAGTTGTTCATATCTATTAAGTTTTGAGTGTTAATTATTGATTATACTTGCTAAAAATAACATCGACACAAGTTCCGCCAATAACGTTTGCGTCATTATACGAATAAAAACCTTCTGTTCCCCAATCCACACCAACTGGACAACCATCTGCATGTTTTACAAAGTCATCAACTTCTTGCGCTTCTTCGTTAGATATTCCAGTGTAGTCACCATTAATCAAAGCCCCAATCCAACAAATCGGAAGCCTATATCTTATTATCTCTATATTCATAACTTTATCAATTTACAATTACTACCTTTTCATTCTATTTTATTCAATGGACCGGCATGCGCTTCCCCATTCTCATAATAAAGCTGACCCTCATACTGGTTATGATGAAGCTCCTCACGTATCGCATCTTCATCGTCAACCCAATGTTCATATTCCTCATGCCATGACTTGAAGAAGTTATCATAACATTGTCCCATCAGATCCTCTAAAGAAAAACCCTCCGGATAAGTACACCATGCATTGTAATAATCAATTATAGGTTTCAGGAGATATAAATCATAACACATCCCTGTCAATGGGAAATTATCTCCATAGTCAAACATCACCCTACTATATTTGTGCTTGTACTCGTATTTCCCATCAACATATTTACATGGCGTGGAGAAATACCTGCCCTTGATAATACGTGGCATAATGTTGTTGTTGATATACCTGAACAGTAATTTGCCACATAAGTTATTAGGATATATATCCTTATCATAATCAGTTGGATGACAGTATATAGGATCATTGTACTTGAATTTGAATCTAAAATCATACCTCGTATATCCAACTTCCCAGCCATAAGCCTCAGTATTTGTCAGATCCCCAAAAGACTTCATGGTGCTTATATAATCAGCACCATAAGCTTCCATGCAACAATCCATTATATTCCAGCGCTCACGCTCTATGATCCTTTCTTGTGAATCTTTTGACAGCTCATCAAACTCATACAGTTTTAATACAATCTCTTTCATAATCCCTCCTCTTTTAATATAACTAGATCCCTAACGTCAATCGAATGACATACGTACCTCCTTATGTTCACGTTTAGAGATATGATTGTGGCTATTCTCACGAACCACCACAATCCAGATTCAGATATTACTCATCCTTTATCTTTACGAATGGGTTTTCTACATAAAACTCCACTACATCCTTAGATTTTATAGATGTCACTATACCGGTGGTATCCACAAATCCATCTGTCTCATCCATTGTCAAATCTTCTATTTTATCTCCCGGCAGAAAACAAAGATTATAGTCTTGATCAATATACATAATCATCTTTAACCTAACCATGTCATCAATGACGCCTTTCATTCTCTCCACAACATCTAATTGATCATCAGTAAGCATTAATTTACTTTTTGAAGATTTTACTAATCTCATGTCTCCATTCTTGTCAACTACAGTCAAGTCATTGAATTTATACACATCTTCACATGTTCTGTAATATGTTTCCTTACAATAAATTTTTCCTTTATTATCTATTTCAACATCAAAACATTCCAACTTACACTTGACAGCTCTTCCGTTTTTGTATTTCCACACATCACCTATTGGAGCGAATCCGTATAATGACTTAAAAACATCATATATTGATAGTTTTGTCTTAGGGATGCTCTTATCCTTTTTAAAACATTCTTCGGACGAATAAAATAATTTCCCATCTAATGTCTTCTCAGCCCTACATCCTCCCCATGTTCCTACATATCTAACTACTCCATATGTAAAACTGATCAAGATTTTATCAATTTCAAACCACTTTAATTTTCCTGACATATCGTCAAAAAGATATCCACTCTCTAGATAAACCGATAAATGCTCTCTTATTTCCATAACAATTTATTTTTTAATTAAACAACATCATTTGCCTTGATCGCTATCAGTCTCAATACTCCTCTAAGTATCATGGTTTTCATGATACAACTCATAATATTACATTGAACTTCTCATTTAAACTATCTAAAGCTCTTTGATACTCCTCTTCCTTGTCGAACTTAATTTGAGTACTGTTCTCCAAACCAAAGGACAGGGTGAAGGATATAACCCAGCCCGATCCGTCCACGGCCTGCCCCCTTGGGCCCCACGACATCACCTGCTTCTTGGATATATACCAATTCCCTATCTGCACGAAGTCAGGATAGTTGTTAGTCAAATACCTTATCTGGATATTCAAACAATCGAAATTATCAAAAGAAATTATGTGATATTTGCTCCTTATCCGTATCTTCAGAAACGGATTGTTCCCGTAATATGCGGCGAATGCCGACACCACGGACATAGGATACCTTACGCCTTTTATTATCACCCATTTCATATACAATACCTCCTTATATTAAACTATTTAATATAAATTCATCTTCCTCCGTTCTCTCATTCATAGGCTTATTTTGTACCGTTTTGACAAGATCAAGCACCTCATCCCAAGTCCTTTCTGATAGCGTCCCATTATTTATGCCACAACACCTACATCCACTAGAAAATACCGGTATCATACTTCCATCACACATCCTAACGAATTTATATCCTACATATTCATTGCATAAGAAACATTTTCTTACTGGGATAAACCTTATTCTACCTCTATTAATGATACTTATTAATACCTCACGATTCATATTATTCCCTTAATTTACGTTTAACCTCCTTAATATATTTAGGGGAATGTAATCCCCTATGCAATCTTATAGCCCGATCTATATCCTTTTTAGGATTATGATGAGATTGATATATCTCGAACATTTCCCTAGCCTTGACAGGATTCGTTCGATCATCGTATCTATACCGCTTTTTCTGCCGTTTGAGGCGTAATATCCTATTAACCTCATCAACATATATCCTTTTCATTTGCCACCTCCCTAAAGCCCCGGATGAGGCGTTATACGCTCGATCATCATCCCTTGACTCCACGAAAGACAAGGCGGCCGCCAGCTTATCCCATACCCGTGCCTCGATCACGGCCGGCTTCGGGGCGAGGGGCATGCCACCGCTCCCTTTTGGCGGTGTCAGTATCACCATAGCCATCATAAGCAAGTATCTTGTCATATCTTATCCATATCAAAATTATTACTTACGATCTTATCACCTATGTTAATTTCCCCCATATCCAAGATATTTATATTATTTATTATACTCCTTACCCAAAAAGAGGATATAATAGCAGAATATTATGATATTAAGACATAAACCTGTCTATTACCATACTGCCATATTTATCCTCCGTCCAATATCATTCGTATCAGTACACAACTTTTATTATTATGGTCATAAATACACTCAATCATTCCTTTTTCAAGCCGCTATCGCCATTAAGATTATCAGCTATACCCAATATCTTCGAAATAAGAGCCTTTTTAGACTTATATTCGTCGTTTATGCTTATAACCGAGTAGTTGTATACCACGCCTTCTTTCGAGACCTCCACGCCTACGTATTTAGGCGCAACGGCATCCCTATGCAACACGATAAACGGGTTTTTACCGTCCAGATCATTTATCAACTGGTTAAACTGCCGTCTCGTCATCTGATAGTGATACTATTTCCATGTTATAAATGCGATCTCTCTTTACCCTTATCTTCTCGCATAGCTCATCGAAGCACCCATCTTCTTCTAGCTTATCAACATAATATGATACACTTGATTTAGAGCTTCCTTGAAGATATATATTTCCTCTTATATTCCTTGAGAAAAAATTAGGTAAGACCATCTTTTGTCTCTTATCCTTATTATCCATATAAGATATGACAACAACCCATAATTCTGGTTCCCGTTCTTTTACCGATAACATAAGATCGAGACCCGATTGACCATTGATATTCCTCCTGCCAGTTTCGTTATAACGAAGAATAATATAATCATCCGCTTTATCATCCTCAATCATCACGACCATAGGACTATTACCCTTCCCATTATCACATAATACTCTTGGCTCTTTCCCGTTGCGGAGATATACCTTATCGTAATCTCCGTTTTTGTATATCTCAAAATCAAATTCTATCACCATATTATTTTCTCCTATTGATGTATTGTTGCGTACGTCCTTCCTCTATTTTTTCGAAATAAAACTTATTCCCATATAACCGAGTGAAGCAGATATTATACCCGAAATGTTCTGCGCGTCTGATCTGCGCGTAACCTCTACTGATGTCATTATTATCAATCAGCGTAACAAAACAATGTGATCCTACTTCTGTATTCAAAACCAGATTTTCCCAATCTTTTACCTCCATATCAAATCTCCTTAAATAATTTTTTGTTATGATTATCGCTATTATACCATTTATCAATATTATCGTACTGCTTTGGATAAACCCCATAAGACCTACACCACCTAGGTAACGGCCCGTTCAGCACGTCTAACGCCGTCTCAAGGTCAAACGTAGCTTCCTCCTTGATATGACACCCCGATCCACTTCCACAGCTCGGTATATAAGCTCTACTATACGCTACGCTCATCCCATATTCCCCATGACTCAGATACCCGATGTTGGGTGAATCAGGGAAGGCGTAATACAACATCGTATAATCACCCTTACTCCAACCTCTATTATAAGTATCATCCTGCCATGCGAAAACCCTGCAACCGGCCTTCTTTAACTCATCAGCCGCTTTTCTTAAAATATTATCTCCCATATCATTTATATTTAAATTATGCCAAGGCGCCGGGAACCGACCCCGGACCATATCCGCACACGTACGATCATGGTATTCCTTCCGCCCCGCCAAGGCTTGGTTCAACATTAACAAACTTTCATATCCTCACACATCTTAAAAAAGACCTCTCTTATGATCCTCTTGTATAAGATGTATATCTCATCATCATCCTCATCGAACTCCACGCCCCATGAACGTAATAAATATCTAATGTCGCAATCCGCTATATGAATCCTAAATATGGATGGAACGCTCATTATGTAATCCTCAAAAGCTTTCTTAATCCCATCCCTTTTGATATGTTCTCTATACTCATCCTTGAACACGTTAAGCATAAAAGATAGATATTCCCTATCATATTTAAACTGCTTCCCATAATTATCTGTATCTATATGATCCAGTATATATATTTCTATCGCGTCTCTATCGTATCTTGACATACTTCTTCCTCCTCCTTTTGATATTTTATAACCTTTTTCTCCCCATACGCCTTCGCTAACTGGATAAGTTGACCGGTAAATACCTTGGTACGGTGTTTTACGATCTTATCCACCAGCTCCGGGCATCTGGTTCTCCACCTATAATTAACCTCACCTTTAGCTTTCTTCTTGTAATACCTGTAGAATGTTACGGCTACTACCACTTCCCCATTCTGTTCAAAAGCAACCAGATCGTAATTGTTGTAAGTTATTTCGTTCATCGTGTAATATATTTTATAAATTCAATCACTTTCTTTGGCAGTGAATCTATATCCTTCACTCTTTTACCAAAATTGTACATATGACTTCTATGCGGATAATAATCTCCCGCATACATCCCCACTCCTAATGGATGGAATGGATCCTCACTACATGAGAAAACAGGATAATACACCACCCCATAACCATCCTTTATATTTTTATTTACATATACTATGGTATATCTATCAGCCACTTCATCGCCAAAATCATATACTCTTACTTTTACTTTCACGCCATCCGCGTTTGTTATAATATTATCCATATATACCTCCTTTGTTGTTCACTATCCGACTAATCTATTTTCCTTCCATATAAGGTGTATATACCATACCATCCCCTATCCATATTTACCACCTCAATATGATGTATATGATAACAACCATTAGCTATTCTGCCGCAATCGGCTATCACCATAGCTATATTCCTATACCCAGAATCAATGAAAACATGAGCCAACCTACATCCGTTAAATATAGATACCTTGATATCGTCTTTCTCTTTTATAATCCTTCTCATATCATATCCTCCTATCAAACTAATCTATCCTTTTACCATAATTAGTATATGACCCACACCATCCACGAGCCTCATTCGACACCCTAATATGATCAATGGGCTTATCCCCGACCATATTATTGGCGTACGATATTACATCCGACATACTTCTGAATCCGGAATCCTTAATGGATTTTATAAGCGTCCTATCATACCCGAATACCAATATCTTCACAATATCTCTTTCTTTCACAGTCCTTCTCGCTCTCATAATATTCTAGCCATAAAATAAACAAACATAAAATCCACCTTATCATAATCCACCCTATGACCGGTTATCTCGAATATAACCCTACGCTTTTCTATAGTCTGTATATTATCTAACTGAATAGCTATGTAAGGATATTTCATAACTTTCTCTCTATTGATGTTATTCAAAATAGCGTTGACATCTTGTCTGCGAAAATACATATTTACCCCTATGTAGCTGGCAACCAAAAGACATTCGTCTATTATCCCATCAGTATCGAATAACAATAACATATCATCCTTCTCGATAGTATATTCCATATCAAGAATCTTGATACGTTTGCTTCCGTCCTTCTTATCAGCTATAAGAATCTCTATTATATCCTTATCGGTCGTAAGGATATAATACGCCTCATCCTTTGTAATATTATCACGAAGGTAAGATAGCGCTTCATTCTGTAATTTTAGTAGTTCTATTTCGTCCATATTTATTTCTATTGTTGCCAAGGGAAAAGGGACGGCGCTGGCGACAAGGCCTGTCCAGCCTCCCCGCAGCCGCCCGCATTCCCCTTGGTATCATTAACCACCTCAAATAATCTCATAATCGAATTTCACATTAACACTCTCATCAATGCTCAATTCTTTCTTCATCCCAAATACAGTCTCCCTTACCGTATCAAAATCCAATAATTGATCTTCGGGATTATTCACAAGCTCTCTCCGGTTATTCTTCCTAGGTTTTCTAGATGTAAGAATATATTCCGCACAACAGCTTCCTTCAAATGTCCTCACTCTGGAATACCATAGATCACCGGTCCCGTACTCAACACATATATTCATGTTTATGATGGTATTATCCCACGCTTTTCCCGGTAAATGTTTGAAAATCCTGTTAACCCACCCCGTGTCAATATCTATATAAGGACAATCTAAATCCGATGTCCCCTTAATATCCAGATATAGCATAACCTGTCTATTATTCTTAAACATTCGAGCTTTCACATTCATTTTCTTCCGTCCCCATACCACTATTCTATTATTTCCAACTTCCCGTAATAAGGATAAAAACAACCGTCTCGATAAACCGAATATCTGAGCGTTTTATCCTTTGCTTCATAGATGGTAACACAACCGCTGTTATAAGCGTTGGATAGTTCTTTTGCTACAAATCCACCTATTCGTTTATAGGTTTTAGGCGTATTCGCCAACGGCCTGCCTACATATATTTTTACCCTCTTGCACTTTTTGTCGCCTACGCATATATCCTTTCCTCTAAGCTCCGTTAAATACATGAATCTCATATCAGTCAATTTTAAATCCAACATTCCTCTACCTTTATCTCCATGCGATCCTCCCAATTACATAAATCAGGGTTCTCTCCTTCATAAAAGTAATAGTAAGCCCATACTTCAATATCGCCCACTTTTATGCATCCATCACTGCACCATTCCACAATATCATCATCCCGATATACATTTGTCGGTTCAGCACCAAGCGACAATAGTTTGTTTATTATATTGTCACCGAACCTTTCTTTCGCTTCCTCTTTCGTCATATCACTATCAGATTTTTAATATTACACTACCGCCAAAGGGAAACAGGGACGGACGACCAGCGGGGCCGACCCCACGCCATCGCCGCCGCTCGTTTCCCTTGGCTTCCTACACTCCCTCCATCACCCAAAGAAACACACACCCATACATAGACATACCTCCATACCCATAAGATCCCTATCTGTATTGGAGAGTACCATTGTTTGGAGGTTTTCCTTATCCCACTTATTCCCCTTATTTCACTTGGGCTACTTAATTTTCCCTTGATTCCCTCGATTCCCCTTGATTTGCCTTGATTTGCCTTGATTTGACTTGGGAAAAGAACTATGCATTGAATCTGGGGGTTGA